ATGAATCTAATCTAACGCCGCACGGTTACCAAATCAACCCCAAAGGACACCGCGAAGGACTTTTTTGGGAGAAATCCAACCAAACCGTGGTGCAGATTACAAAAGAAACACGTTTACACTGGTAACCATATATGGCACAATAGGCACCATAAACAGTTGTCTGGAGGGACGCGGATAGATGGGACGCAAGCCAAGTAAAAGCAAGAACAAGGAAAAGCGCATCAATATCAGATTGTCTGAGCAGGAGCTGCAGACGGTCCAGAGGGCGGCAGAGCTAAAGAGCCTAACGCCTGGCACCTATGCTCGTATGGTTGTTTTGGAGCGCGCCAGGCTAACGATTCGCGACGATTAGGTAGGCTGATATGTTGCACAAGGAGAGCGGAGGGTCATCGATGCTGGACAGGTTGTTGTTGGTAATTAGCATCATGATATTGATTCTCTGCGTCGCTGTATGTGCTGGATACCTAATCCTGGCTTTTCATACATCATTGTATGAGGACAAAAATGGGTTGCCAATCATTATTGAGAGTACTCATCGCCAACAGGCTGAAGAAATCCATTAGCAATCCCATTGATAATATTGGACAGCACGCATCCGCGGTGTCATGACAGGTATGATTTTGATATCCTTTGATTAACGCGCCGAAAAAGACGCATCATGACATATAGATGGTATTATTTCCCAGGATATTTGATGGCTCTCCCCGCAACGCTGATTGGCCTCTTATTCGCCATCATATATCGCCCCAAGAAATGGCAATGGTCGGATGGATGTCTCGAGGCTATTACCAGGCCATTTGGTGGATTCCAGGCTCAAACTCATGGATGGATCATCTATTATCGTGACGATAGCTATAGACGAAACGAAAGCATGCGGGTGCATGAGCGTGTGCACGTCTTGCAGGGATTCGTTGGCGGCCCCCTTTTCTTGCTGGCCTATGGGCTCCACTTCATATGGTTGTTTGCCAAGAAGCGTAGCTTTCAAAGAGCATACCGAGCAGTATGGGCTGAAAAAAAGGCTTATGACATCCAATGGGAATTCAGCGTTGGATTAAGGCCATATGCGTGGGGAAGTTACCAAAGGAAACAACTATCTTCATCATCAAAATCATATGACTTCGATAGGCCTAAGTCGTAGAGGTCATCAAGCTCTTGCAGGAAGACATCTTTTGGCACAGCGCAAGAGGTGGCAAGTAGTACAAGCTCAGCGCAGAGGATTGGGATCATATCTGCTGGCGGATACATTGCGATGATGCGACGAACTTGTTTCATTGCGATTTTGTCTATCATTTCAATAGACCACCAGAGATGGGTATAGATACTTAATCCAGTCAAGCACTTTTTGGTGCTCTGGCGAGGCATCTGTGACATATGTGTTTGTTATGAATATCTGTTTAACGTTACCTTCAAGCTCCTGTAGGGAGCCGACCCGTCCTACAGGACCCCAGGTATTTGCCCCTGGCGCCCAGGCAGTAGCAAACGTTGACTCCGTACTGTTGTTGACTGCTACGGTCAACGTATTAGCGACATCGTTCGCGCTAAACCGCAGCAATGTCCATCCAAGCACTGCAGATCCTCCAATTTGGTTCCAGACGCCAGAAAAGATTCCTGGTCGTTGGTTGCCACCGGGGGATGCGTGAGGAAAGAACCCTATATTGCCGCCATCGCTCCATAATAAGTTTTTGATCCCAGTATTGTTAGGCAGCTCCATGAATACATATGCTGTAGTATTCGCTCCTATCGATTTTGCGCTGACGAATTGCAGAGAATCGGTTTCTGCTGGGTCATACCAGACAGTAGGAGTGCCATCGACATCCGATGCAATATATTTGGGGTCAAGCGCTGTGGGCACCCCATTGGTTAAATCGTTATTCGACAGGCTCCTGTCCTCCCAATCAGTAACCCTACCTGTTGATATCGTGACGCCGAAACTCGCATCAAACCACGCTGTCAAATTTACGCCGAATATTACGGACGGATTATCAGGTATCGGCTTTGGAAGTCCGAGGTCTGCGCGAACTACATTTGCTGCTTGCGCTGCCTTGGCCTCAGCCTTGATCGTAGCTATCTCTGTCGCATCAAGGTAATTGAGGACAACATCTACACCGAGCTCATCGAGCGTCGGCGGCGAGACCCGTGCTCCCTGGCTAACTGTTACGATTTCACCTTCTGGCCTGTTAGAGTCTTTCCAAAGCCTCAGTAGCGGCCAATCGTTGACCACCTTGATTCCGGATCTGAGGACATTGTCATCAGTATCAAGGATGGTCATAAACCAAGCGCTTCCTCTGTCATTGTATCGAAGGTCAATTTTAAACTCGACACCATCCAGCTCTACCTCAAAGCTGTAGTTTGGTACGCCGACTGAGATGGGCAACTGCTCTATAGCCATATAAAGAGATTATACCAGAAAACCTTTTGATCCACCGATATGTGGGTCATTTGGCGCATGATAGTTCGATCGGTGGGATCTGGATCACTATTTCAGACTTGCCGCTTCCGAGCAGTGAGGTAATTTCCTGCCCGTCAATTGCATCCGATATTACGATCTCAGACCCAAGGAAGAATCCATTGGGGCCAGAAAATCGTGAACATTGTTGCCAAATTTCATGTTCTCCCTCTACCTCGATGGTACCGGAAATCCTCGGTGCTGTCTTGGATGCTGATAGCGCTATGCCAGTTAACCACGTGAACAATATCTGATTGTTGTCGATATCGTATGCTTCGACGCACACAGTAACATCACAAGGCTTGGCGTGTGTAAGCAAGCGATAGAATGATGGTTTGCGGTTTAGGATAATACCGTCGATCTCGATAGCGCCAGCAGGGAGGATGCCTGCATCTGTGTTTAGTCGTCCAAAGTCACTGTGGCAGCCAGAGACAACAGCGATGAGCAATATAGGTGCACACCTAGGCCGGTGGGTTATATGAATAGAATGATCACGCACAGATATTACTCATCGCAAAACATAGTGATGACTTTACATGCAAGAACGTCTGACGCTATGATGGAAAAGCCATGCAGTCCTTCTCGGGCCGGAGGGGTAACAGGGACCTTCCGGCCCAAACTCTTTCGAAGAGGAAAGCGAGACAGCGGACGGAATGTATACAAAATCATCCGACACGATTATTGTTTTGGCTAAGGAACACCCGTCCACTGTCTCAATAATGAAACTTAACCCCATTCCGTTTTAGATGCATATCGATCGCGCCCTCGAACGCTTCACGAAACATCCGTCTAACTTTCATGACGGCATTGGGCACTGTCATCGGCAGCTTCCACTGATGCGCCACGTCGATGCTGAGCGATTCATTAATATGCAGCTTAAGACCAACATGCGTATTCATCTCCGCTGTCCAGGCACAGACAGCGAACTCGAATGATATCCACTCAGGCATGGATAATTCACCAAGAAACGCTTCCAAGTCTCCGTTGCAGCGTATCTCATTATTTGGAAACATTGCCCCTTTGACCACCCCGTCCGATTTACAGGATGACATTGTGCCATTGACATCAAAAAAATGCATCCTCACGGTGTTTCGACGGATAACATTCTTATTGGTGACATGGCGTGGCCTAATCCCATTCGCCGTATTCATCAAGTCTGTCCTCCCAGTCAACTAGCATCATCTTTATAGGCCACTCTTTAGGCGAAAGCCGGAACTCTCCAGCATAGAACTCTTCAAACCTGTCGATCATGGACTTTTTGAGACGAACAAATTCATCTATGGACAGTATGGTCATTGGGTTCATCAATTCCACCGTTCCGCAGATGCGCTATATGCGGATTTAATCAGTAATTCAACTTGGCCATCAATCAACTCGACAATCATTAACGACATGGCCGAATAAGAAATGAACATCGCCTTAAGCGATTCAAGCATCCGCATCCTCATCTCCAGACACTTGCCGCATCCTGGACTGCATGGTTTTTGTTTCAGCATCCCAATGGCATCTGCTGATGCTTTTGCTGCTCGTGGCATATATTGGACTATGAGGCTCTGGATGCGTTCAATGACCATCGAGTCTATGTATACGCGAGCGCCGACATCTTGCCAAGCGAAAAAGCAAAGAAAATTACCACGCCATTCCACCATGTTTGCAGTGTTTTGCAGCTAACACTTCAGAAATATCTTGAGCTGAAGGTATAGCGACGCGTATACTGGTCTCATGAACACGAGTCCATTTGACCCAATACTTAAAAAAATGCGCGGGGAACGCTACCCGGAACAATCTTACACATCCATCAGGACGTATTCTCATAATGACCTGGGATGGATTGGGATGAGACTATTAGATATGTATTGTTGGCTTTGCAGGCGTGGGATATTGTAGTAATTATAGTAGTGCGCATGGCAAAGAAGAAGACCACAATCAAGATTGCACGCCCGAGGCAACTCAACCAGCGTTATACTGAGAGAGAATATGCCCTCATACAGGGAGCAATATTGAGATCTGGCAAAACTCAGAGCGAGTGGATAAGGGATATGCTCGTTTCGTCGGCTCAGGTATGTCCCTGCTGTCATCAAGAGATTGGGTAGTGGGAAAAATGTCAAAAGGAACCCTTGCTGTCTGTTGGTGATACGCTAAATGAAACGCGCTATAGAATCACAGCCAATCATTGAACTCCCAGGTAGCAATAGGGTCATTATGGATTTCGCGATTGGCATGCATTTCAGCATCCTGCTCACGCAGAGTACGAAAATAGAAAAGCCAATAAATATCCCCTAATGGCAGCCCTTGTATCATCACGCTGATGATGATCCAGGATAGTAATTGGTGGCCATTTGGTATCATTTGATGAGTCCTTCATATGGCCAATTTGCCATGCTAATTGCAGCAATGAAGAATATAATGATTTTGATCACGGATATGGCGAATACCCTCCAGGTCTACATGGCTCATTGGAGATGGTTTATGAACCAACAATTGAGCTCGGTCCTGGTTCTCGATCATTGCTGTCAATGATGACATGCAATGGTGATCGGTTCTGTGGAGAACTCGTACGGTTTATTTAGCTATTTGTTAGCTATCAGCTCACGATATACTTCAATTGTGCGGTCTAGGGCGTCTTTTCCGTTGCAGCAGATGATGACCGTCTCAAGGAGTTTGACATATGCACTGTCTCCTCCTCTGTGCTCTTCAATATACCTCTTGAGCTTACCGACTTCGATGATCAGTCTCTTTCTCTCTTCGTCGAGCCTGTTATTTGCATCGATCGCATTATTCAGACGAAACTGCATCTGATCGAACTCTTTAGCCATATCTTCTCTGCGCTTCTCAAGAAGACTTTCTACCACTGCCGATTTTTTTACGGTCATTGAGATTACCTGTATGGGTGCGCTTTGAGCGATTCTCGCTTTACACGTCGATAGTAAAGACGATGTTTAAGGAGTAAATTCATTATTCCTAATGTAACGATTGGGACCTGAACGATTGCCCAAATCAAGATAGCCCATTCTGGGATAATGATGGTCATGCCGCCCTTTTGCCACAAGTATCAAAATGGCAGGTATAGATATCCTTGATAACTAGTTCATTGGCGCGTGCCATGAATGCTGTTGGAATGCCATCATCCTCGTTATCGAGCCAAAACCCTTTGGCTGATGAGTTAGGAACTTCGTCCATAGGCATCCACTCCCCATTCGATGATTTAGCCCAAAAGATTGTCGCTGAACAATTTTTACATACTGTTGTACGCATCCCATCCTCCTTTTACTTGGGTCTAATCTCTATCCATTCCACCGGCGTCTCCGCCGCAATCAATTTCAAATCGTTAACTGTCTGCCCTCCGTCTATTCGGACCATGGCGTCGCCATTATTCATCGACCAGGCAACAACAACTTCTTTGAAGTCTCCATCAATATATGCCATGATGATATCACCGCCAAGACAGCGTGATATTGTTCCGGGAGTTCCCATTTGGGCAGTTTTATCCTTTGGTGACGTCCTTCTCGTGACACTGTTCGGGAATGATTTTTTATCTATGTCTTCTAGCAAAATTGTCATTTTGTCTGCCCTTCTGCCTTGGTGGACTCAAGGGTCTCACGCATCCACCGGATATAATCTTCAGCCTTTCTCGCTTCATATAAAGAGTCATCCTTCTCGCCAAATCTAAATAAATACTTAAAGGCAGTAAGACGGCAGAATGCTACGAACTCGCTCGGGGTAGCAATGGCTCGCATAACATCGATACATTCGATTCCTCCACGCATATAATGCGTGACATCTCTGAATTTGGTGGTTGATTTCATATCTCTCCTATGACCACGGTAACGCCAATAATAGGCCCGCCCTCCTCCTTTTTTTGGGCCGGAGTAAACTCAAACATCTTATGGGCGGAGATGGCTACGAGCTGGCTATCATCCTCCCAGAGTCCAGAATCGGTAATACTGTCCTCCACTGCTCTCACCAGCTTCGATAGGTCTGGCTTTGTAATCTTGGTATTCGGGTATCCAGCCCGAAACTCACCATTTTTTTTAAGATAGTTTGCTGGGATCGGAAAAACGAACTCGAAATGTCCATGCAATGGCCCTATCATCATTTGTCCATCTAAAAGGCGTGATCTTGCTTGGGCCGCATATAGCGTTACGGCTTTCCTCCATTGAGAATGCCCTTTGGTGGATTCATAAAGCCTATGCCTGCGGGGGTCATACCTATGGTTCCCCTGCGAAACAGGCACACCAGGGACGATAAAGCGAATGGTCTTTTTATCTTTTGTGGTACTCATTTTTTATTTTTCAAAATATGGTGACAATTATGAGACATAATAGAAAACCAATGCCGATCATCCTAACCATTGGCCATGGCATAGGCTTGCTAAGCTTGCTTTCCTGATTCCAGCGTGCCCACTCGAACAATTGCCCTCTCGTCATTCGCCAATGTCTACTAGCGTCAGGCCTCCATCCGCTATCTTTCAACTTCCATGTGACAGGAGCATGATTGGGTCGCAAAACAAATGGTTTCGATTCGATCGATAACAGCTTCAATTCTGGTTTCATAGGTCCTCATTTCAGCTAGTCCTAAAAATCGCGCAGTCGCACGGAGGCGTCGCAGGAGGAACATTTGTCCAAAACACTGCACAGTTTCCGGGTGCAACTGAAGGTTGTCCATGTACTCGCTGTTTGCGAATGATCTTGCCAGTCTTGTCATGCTTCTCTTCTATGGTCTCGCCTCCCCATATAAAGGAAATGCGATTCCTTGGCCATATGAGCCATCCTGATACAAAAAATGGCCACGGATCTAGCTGCCTTATCGCTTCCACGTTGAATTGACACCACACAAAGCGCATTCGACCCTGATGGCGAATTTGTTCCTCAATGTACTTTCGCCACCACGCTTGGCCCGATCGTCGACTTCCAGGATGATTGCAATATGCAACATCACCCCAATCGCAGGCTAGACCATCGCCATCATCAGGACTCCATGCGGCAGGACACGGATCATATATCTGGTGAATCGGTGCTCCCAGCGTTCTCGATATCCAATCCCACCACTCAGGAGGTGTCCACCAATCAGGAGAATAGTCTCGATGCCGGAGACTGATGTTTTCAGGCTGCCTCATGCTATATGCCATTGCCATGAATGAATTCACGACAGTCGTTGCAGCACTCCAGCATCCTCTGTCTCATTAATTTGATCGTTCTCGTCTTCGGATCCTTATAGACAGAATGCAACGAGCATGATTCTGGACATCCGCAAGAAAATGCAATGCGTTCTGTTTTGCAGAATCTCATTGCATTGCTCAATGACTTTCTCGTTACGAAGCTAATGCTAGCAAACTGCTTGCATGTGAGTCTTTCGATCATTTGTGCGATGATTTCCTCGATAGAAAGTGTTGGATCTTTCAGGATCGGAGATACCTTCGTTGCTAGAAGTCTAAGCACGTCTTGTCGTTGCTTATTCGTTCTCTTTTTCCCTGAGAGAGGCGAGTGCAGAGCATCTACAACTTTCGTGATCCACGCCTTGTCGCGCTCTCCCAGCTGAGAGCATGATTCCTGTAGTCGCATTAATGTTCTTGTGCCGGGGGGCAGTCCGATTTTTCGTGCCTGCGCCCCGTTTTTGTGACCTGCCATTTGTCGTGTCCTTTCTTTTCTGGTGGGTCTGTTTTTTGCTACCGTGAAATTCTCCTGTCTCTATCAAAGATAGATTTCCATCTCCCTGAGCCACGCAATCGGGAAATGATTCGCTCACCATATCGTTCCTTGAATTCTGTTGATTTCAGATTGGTTGTTATGATTGTTCTAGCTTTGCGGCCACTGCAAACGTCGATCAGCTCATCAAGAACAGCGGTCAACCATCCTTTCGAATCGGCATACTCCGATCCTAGATCGTCAAGTATCATCGAACTGCTTGCATGCCATTTGCGTCTCAGCTCTTGATCATACTTCCATCCTGTCATTAGCTCGGTAGCTCTCAAAAAGAATGGAGATCGCCCGCCATGATCTCCCTGCCACCTCAATGACGCAAACGTTTTTCCGACACCTGTTCCACCAGACAAGACTCGAATCCGCTTGTCATCATCCAGAAAACCATCAAGCGCTTGAACTGCAGGTGCTGCAAGATCGAAGGAGTGTGCATATACATGCTCGCTGATTAAGTTCGGGGCGCCACCAGACACAAGAACTGATACCCTGCATTTAAATTCCTCAAAAGCATTGCGACGCCTTATTGCATCTTCATTTTCTTTGATCTGCGCATCTCTCTCATCCCATTCCTCATCTGTGAGCTTGGGCGTTGGAAACTCTTGAAACAAATCTCCAACAGGGACCATAGACAGCTTTCTGTCAGTCACAGCTTCACTTCCCCAGACGGATACGAATCGTGCGGATGTGGTTCGCATCTGCCAAACCTGACATCCTTACGAAAGGAGTCACCTCCCTGTTTTTTCGCCAGCAACTTGTCCCAGTGCTTTCTAAGACCCTCAGGGGAAACGATGACTTTTACCCAAAAAATATCGTTCTGGAACCATTCAATCATCTCGCCCATGTCTTCCCAGGAATGCTTGTCTCGCTGATGCATGATCCGAAATACGTTCGACCACTGTAAAATTTTCGTCGCCTTCCTCTCTCCTGTAAGCTTTGCCAGTGTTGAGCCAGGATGGTTTTTGCAGATGGCAGCAACGAAACTGTCAGCAAGTTGCCTTGCTTCGTGAGGAGTATTCTTTTGCTGAGGGCTCATGGCCTCAGGTGAGGCGTCCCTTTTCGTCCCTAAAGCGTCCCTTTTCGTCCCGTTTGTCCCTTTTCGTCCCAGCTCCTTGTTTAATCTCCTCCACTTACGACTACGCTCTGTACTCGAATTGAAATGGAATATCGATTTTTCAAGGAGTTCTAAACCGTTATCTAGATTACAGATAAGCTCTGCTTTCGTTGCCTTTTCGATCCCAAATTGAATGAGTTTCACAGGATCGGTGCAATACTTCACTTTTTGAAGTTTGAGGTAGCTGGCCAGGAACTCTGGCGATGAGTACTCCTCTGGGATTTTCCCCCCAAACCCGTTAGCCCTGCTAATCAAAATTAGATGCATATAAATGGTAGCTCCCCAAAAGCCTGCTTGTATGCATTTCGGATGTTCCATAAGAGCAGGGTCGATATATGCCCACGCTCTCTTCACTGCGCTCCCCATGCTTTTCGCGTGAGAGGGACTTGCCCGTCCGTAATCTCTTCAATCGTCCAGCCCATAGCTCTGGTTGGCCGCAATGACCCATTCGCAAGACCATAAACAGTTGACGCACTACAATCCAAAAGCGTCATGATTTCAGCGATTGTCTTTTTTTCTTTGTTGATCCAGCGCCCAAACGCTGTGTTTTCCGAAACCCCTCTGGGTCTCCCCCTGCGCTTTGCTTTCCTACGCATCCCTTAATCCCAATAACATTATACAATGTTTTTGGTCAATCAGAGACTTATACTTCTTTCACCTCGCCTGTTTCCGGATCAATGCTCTCTGTCTTTTTCAGCTTATCCTTTACAGCCTTGACACCTTTTGCAGCAGGCTTTGACTTCTGTCCTCTCTGCGCTCTTTTGAAATCGATGGTTTCTTGCCAGGTCGTCTGTCCGTCCTTGATGGTTGTATAGACCTCTCTCAATTCAACAAGCTCAGCAGGACTTACTTTCCCAAGGTCATGACCCAAAAACTCGGCCAGATCTTGAGGCATGATATTCAGATCAGAGAATGCATCAGATAGCCTTCTCTTTTCTGCGTCCGGGTCTTTCGCGGTATTGTCTGAGTTTGTCTGAATAATAACTTGTTCAGCTTCATCTTGAAGCCATCCAGGAATCAGGCGTAATCCATTGGTTCTGATCGCCTTTGAGACAAGGGCCGCCTGCTTATTCAGGAGCTCATCTTCGCTAGCTTTTACGAGATAGACCGTTTGCCCTGAGCTATTGGTTCGCTTTGAAACGATTTCCTGCCCAGATCTAGGGCTGCGCCTTTCGACTGTTTTGGCGATTGTAAGCTGTGTCGTATGGCTCGCATTGCGTTCGTAATCGGTTACGCTTACCGAGATGATGCGCTTTTCGTTGTCTTCATAAATCGTAGACTGTGTAGATTTGAGATTTCCCATGATTTGCATTGCTTGCTCAACAAAGCGAATGGAAAGACCCTCTATCCCTTGTCCGATAGGCTTTCTGTATCTAGCAACCTGCGCAAAGGAAGGCCGTCGACATTCTCTTAAAAGCTCCGAACGAACCTGGTCTAGGTTCCTTGGTCTCTGCAATGCCATCAGGTACGAAGCTTCCTCGGCGGCTTTCGCCTGTGCAGCCATGGCGCCTGATGCAGTCTCTACGATCGTTGAAATTTGCTTGCCAGCAAACTGATCTTGGACCACGAGCGCTTTTTCTTCTTGCTGATTATTTGGTGTCATTTTTTCGCTTTCTTTTCGCTAGATGTTCGAGCGCAACAAAAATCATTGATATCACGATCAATATTATCGCGAATAACATGACCAGTCCCAGAGCGATCAGTGTCGGGGATAACACCCACCACCATGACCAGGCGATCACGTCAATGAGCTTTAGAACTACAAAAATCGTGGTGAGAACGCCGAAGATTCCCATGCCGCCGCCAGCGGCGGAGCCTGCTTTCCTATTGTCCATGATTGTCCTCTCTTGGGTAACTTCCTGAAACCTGCAATGCGACAAAACCACCACGAGGCGGAAGCACTTCGGTTGCGACCCTTCGTTTCATTCCCACAGTTCACCCACTTCGCTTGTTTTCAAACCAACGTTTTGCAATTTGCCCAAGGATGTCTGATGTAAGCATCTTTTTGCGCGCCCATTTTTTGAGTGAGATCTCAGACCCCTCTTTTTTATGCGCTCTTTTCAATTTTCTCGTGTCTTTTTTCATTTTCTCCGTGTCCTTTTTTTGATGTCTCTCATAGAGAGAGCAGTCTACACTTTTGGGCCCGTTGCTTGGTAAGCAATCGCACCACGCAATTACATCTGTGCTTCGCTTGTTATTTCCATGATACACCACCCAGTAGGGACAATTGCGATCGCCTGCAGCGCATCGGATGTAGCCGCAGAAAGGCAAATAGGTGTCAGCACACCATACCAAAACCGTTTTTGCGTTCTGGCGGAAGCTTGGACCGTGGCTCTGCCGGCTGCGTCGTCGGTATCCAATCTTTTTTCATTTGCTCCATTTTCGAGGAACACAAAACCTGCGCGTCCCTTCCGTTTTTCTTGTGCTTCGCTTCTGGATTTCATCCACTTCACTGTCAAAGGCAGACCTTTTCATATCAGTCACAGAAAGCCTTAGTGCAGCCCATGTCTTCAAATCATGAAAGGCTTCTTTCCAGTCCGTCCGTAAGGAGTCCTTCGCTTTCTTCCAGGTGATTTTTCCACCCCCATCTGCATCATCGAACACGATGCCCTGATGGTCGCCAATTCTTTCTTTGAGGCTCTGCACTAACATTGCCTCTTCTTTGGAAAGAGTCTTTAGCTCCCCTCTGCATTCCTTTAGCAATTCTATCAAACCGCTCGATTCTTCATCCGCACGAATCATCTGGTCGTCATGTCTGGGGAACCTGCTCTTTAGGTATGCTGTGTAGCTATCCGAGCCATCTGGGGATAGTGGCTGTTTTTCCACGATATGCCTGGCCCAGAACTCTCTTGCGGCTGTGATCAGCATATCTTCCAGCCCTTTATCGTGCATGATCACGTAATCAGTTGGGACCCCATCGACAAAAGCGACCAAATCCCATCGGTCGATATCCGCCCCATAGTAGGCCCTGGCTACGTAGAGGTTCCACGCGCATTGCACCAGCTCCCACGCAGGCACCTCATCTGTCCCTGGCTCGCCATAAAGGTCTGAGAGCCACGCAGTATGGGTCTTAATTTCAAGGCCCCTGATGGGCTTCTCGGCGGTTTCGATGGACACTGGAACATGGCGCCATGGAATGAAAAATGAGTAAACCACCCCGTCAGGCGTTGCCATTGCCCATGGCTCATCAGGATGAATCAGGGTTCCAGGGACATCGACAGCACGCTGATGCCTTATCGCATAATCATCCCTGATTGGACCCTCTAGAAGATTCCCCCATTTCATGCGCTCTGTTTCCACAGCTGGGGTCTCTTGTCCCCACTCGTCGTTCAGTTTGTCCATCTGAACATCGATTGCTGATCCAAACTGGGACACTCCGACAATTTTGGAGATATCGGTTGCGGTGATTCCTTTACGGCGCAATTCCAGTTGCTTATTTGTTAGCATTTTATCCCCTGTCTCGTTTCATCTGCCGTTGTAGCCGTTCGAACTTTTGCTCATTTCGGTCCTGCTCCAACTGTGCTTCCGTTTTTGGCCTGCAGGTTTCGCGATGGCATTCGAATCGTGGCGCTTCTGGGTCTTCACCTCCATCCAGTCTGGCAATTGGAACGTCCCTACCCTTGTAAAGCACGTGTGTGCCCGCCTGGCTTGGCCTAACGTCCATCGGAATCCAATTCCCCAAGCTGGACTTAGCCCACAGCATAGGGGCTCCACACCGCTTACAGCGACCCTTCCTAAGCCCTGCCGTGGACCTAAGCAAGACTCCTCCGAGGTTCTGCTTGGTATCCATTTTTGATGACATATTGAACGCCCTTTCTGTTTTCAAAAAGTTCGATTTTGATACCCCCACCCTGCTCGCAACTTGCTGCTTTCTTTCAAAAAACCTATTGAAAATGTCCAACTCAGGACCAAAGTGTCCGGTGAACGTCATTTTTTGGCTTTGAACGAATCTCATAAGCGTTCAACTTTTACTAAACACTCGCTGCTGACAGCTGGTATCACTATGGTATTCAAAATACCCACCTTTGGCCATTGACAGGTTTTCGGCCGATCACATATTTTGCTGATATCGTTTGTATGGGCAGATTCGCTCGTTGCTTGCACTGCCTGGCAGGTTCTGGCGAAAGCGTAGCGTTGAGCCAAGTAGTTTCCCCTCGAAGAGGGAGGATGCCCGCAGGGCTTTCTTTTCTTGCTCCGATAGGAGCTTTGATCCCCTGTATAGGGGAATAGAAATATATTTTTGTCGTCACTTTGCCGCATCAAGTTTTCTTTTATCTTCAGTCGACATAAAGCCAGTGATGCTATCTCGACCTGGGGTTATTGTTACAGAGCGGGCCGGAATGTCGGAAAAGGAGGCCCGTTCTCATCGCCGGAAGGTTGATATTTGAAGTAGTGTGCAAATTTGATTGATTGGGGCAGTATGAACCATGCCACTTTGGTTGTTTATGAACAAAACCTCAGCTTCGATTATGGAGCGACTGAAATCGTCAAATTCTTGGTCGTTTCCCAACTCAAAGTAAACTTCTCCAAGGGATGGGTTCACAGTTCCAGCCTTGGTGATACTCTTCCCATTCCGAAGCCTCATGAGAAGGCTTACTTCATAGCCAAAAAGGGTGGAATCTGTCTTCAGTGTTACTTGCATTGGTTCTCTGCCACTTTCTTCTCCTGTGTTTCCCCAAGGATGTACTCGACGTCAATCACCTCGCCTGGTTTGAATGCATCGAAGCCATCAATGATTGCTTGATGGGCAATCGTCATGGTTCGTCCGTATTCCCAAGAATATGGATCTGAGCTAGCAGCACCACGTCCTCCATCAATTTGAATCACGAGGATGTACTCAGCTTGAGTCTTTGGGAAGGAGCTATACCCAGCCCTCTCAAAAAGAACCCTGTCGCGCTCGCATCCTGGCTCCATCTTAATGGCCAAGATCGGAATGAAAGTGCCCCTGTCTCGAATTTCGAAGGTTTTGCAGATCATTCTCGTTCTCCTTCTCCGCTCGCCAAATTAACAGCTTGCGCAAGTTTCCCTCTGATCTCGGCCAGAAATCTCACATCATCGAGATGAGACAGGCAGTATCCCTCGTTCAATACCTCATGTTTGTCGCATTCTGGCATTTTGCATATCATTGGCTGTTTTGCATTAATCATCTGCCCCCCTTACGGTGGCTAGAAACACTAATTGCATTAAAAAGAGTTGCACGTGCAGTTTCCGTTTCTTTTTGAAACTGTTCTCTATTTGTCATTCCTTGACTCCCCAATGATTTTGTCAATGGTGACCTTTTTCCCGTTGAGAGTTAAATAGAATCCATCTTCGCTTAGCTCTATTTCATAGAATGAATCAGTCAAGCCAAGTGCTTTCATCGCAAACGTTAATCGTCGTCCGTCTGTCAGCTCTAGAGATATATATCTTTCGCCATCCTGGCAGCTGGTATCGAAATCGTACGCTTGGCAAGCGTTACGCAAACGTTTAACCTTGCAGCTCTTGCATAATTCTTTACGGAATCCACACCGGCATGGATGCATGCCAAGTAACATCTCGACCATTTTCTCTAAAAGAGAAACTCTCAAGGTTAGATTTCTAACGTCGTCCATTAGTTTCTTCCTCGTTGATTACAAAAACAGCATAAGGACAGTCATCTGCCTTCATGTCTGCAGCAGTGCCAGACCCTGCCAGATATGTAATCTCAACGCCTGAGATGACGATATCCCAACCTTCTTGTTGAAGGATGCCATTCAGGTAAATGCCTACGAAGTAATCGTCACGCAGATCTAGCCTGTCAGCGAGAATCGCATCAACTCCGGTGATGCTTTCTGCGCATAGGGACTGCCTGCGCTCATTGAGCAAACGAGTCGGAGACCATCTTTTCGTTAAAGGTTCACGCATCGTGTCTGATAGCCACTGTAATACACAGTTGGTATTTTTCCCAGCGATTTTGTAAAAAATCGAGAAGGGCCATACAAGTCAACTTTTACACGAGTGAGTGGTAATATCCCCTACAGAAAATGCAATCATACTGCATCTTGGGGGGTATGGATTATGATCATCAACGCGCAAAGGCTGTATCGTACATTTTTGCGTATTCTTCCCGATTACGATCGAAACCCAAAGTTTATCGAGATGTTCGCCTTTTTCTGCGAAGCACTAGAAATCGAATCTGAAGACGCCGCGATTAACCATCGACGAAAAGGGACAATTCACGATTCGAGGATCGATCGTCTGATAGACCCATATGCACCTGTTGATGAGTTCGAAGCTGCAGACACTTCTCCCATTTGCAAGTTCTGTGGGAAAGTCTGCCAGAGGGCAGGGATTTGTGATGATTGTGGGATAGGATAGAAATATGGCCAATGACCAAGATGTTCAAGGCATGATGGATCGGATAAGGCATTGGGCAATATCTATCTCAACGCATTATAAGCTCCGCCAAATGACTATTGCTAAAGGCGTGATCGTCGACGATGACAAAGCTATAGGTGATTACGAGTATGTTCTCGACAAGGAAAAGGAGCACGTAGTCATCAACGTCACTTTGGATGCCGAAATTAATCAAATTGAAATTAATGGAGAGATTTCTGTTTGATGCGAAAACTGAGACGCTCAGATACTGAAGCATTGCGTGGTGTCGATGCAGTTTTTGATGCCATAGATCAGGCAATGCATGGGATGCTTCCCGAAGACGTTGGTCCTGCGCTAGTCATATTTCTGGCACAAGTTGCATGCCGTCTAGGGATTTCGAAAAGGGACTTGGTGCTTGCGCTCGATGAAGCATATGAGATTTGTGCAGGAAAGAACTCGATTGCGCCATAACGGCTTGTTTTTTCAGGTATATTCAATTGATGATGATGCTTTGATTATATTCAAAAAAAGGTACAATTGTCTTGACTATGTCGGATGCTCATAGCAACAAAAATCAGCAAAAGAAGAAACCGGGAAAGAGAAAACCTACACCTGCATCCTGGAAACCAGGACAAAGTGGCAACCCGAGCGGCCGAAGAAAAGATGTTGGCCATGTCCAGTTGCTGGCCAGGGAGCACACAGAGTCCGCCTTGGCTACGCTCGTTGAGGTCATGCAGAATCCCGCAGAGTTGGGCGCTGCGCGTGTTCGCGCGGCGGAAGCTGTCTTAGATCGTGGCTGGGGTCGACCTCATGCGGCTGTCGAGGTAACTGGTGCGCATGGGGGACCCATCCAGTTTGAGGAGGCCCGAGATGAGCTCTCCAGCATTATTGCTGGCATCGCTGCCCGAGGACGAGAGGATAGCTTGGTTAAAGAGCCTCACTAGCGAGCAAGCCGCACAGCTGCGATACAGCTGGGAGTTTTTTGCTAGGCCCTCACAGATGGCTCCTGATGGAGATTGGACGACATGGCTTATTCTAGCGGGCCGTGGGTTTGGCAAGACTCGTTCAGGGGCGGAGTGGGTTCGCAGCCAAGTGGAATCTGGCGAAGCGCGACGAGTAGCACTTGTGGCCAGATCTGCCCCTGATACACGTGATGTCATGATCGAAGGGGAAAGTGGCATTTTGGCGATTAGTCCTCCATGGTTCAAGCCGAAATATGAGCCAAGTAAGCGTCGATTAACATGGCCCAACGGTGCGATTGCGACGACCTATAGCGCAGACGAACCAGCGCTGTTACGTGGTCCTCAGCATGATGCAGCCTGGTGTGACGAGCTTGCGGCATGGCGCTATGAGGAGGCATGGGATCAGCTTTTACTTGGCTTGCGTCTTGGAACAAAGCCGAAGGTTGTTATTACGACGACACCAAGACCAACTGAAATTATCAAGAACCTCATCAAGGATAAGGCTACTGTAGTCACGCGTGGCTCTACCTATGAGAACAAATCAAATCTTGCTCCTACATTTTTCACTCATGTTGTAGCGAAGTATGAAGGTACGAGACTTGGCAGGCAGGAGCTCAATGCAGAAATATTGTTAGACAACCCTGGCGCGTTATGGAACCTATCGCAATTGGATGCGCTTAGAATTCGGTATGCTCCGCCTCTTAGGCGTATCGTTGTGTCTGTGGACCCAGCAATGACTAGTACAGATGAGTCAGATGAGACCGGGATTATTATCGCCGGAATCGACAGTGAAGATAATGGTTATGTATTGGATGATATCAGTGGTCATTATTCCCCAGATGAATGGGCTCGTATTGCTGTGACAGCCTATCGCGATTATGCAGCAGATAGGATCATAGGTGAGGTCAATAATGGAGGAGATCTAGTAGAGTTGACCATCAGGACCGTTGATAAATCTGTAAGTTACAAGGATGTTCGTGCCACTCGTGGAAAATACAGAAGAGCAGAGCCTGTTGCTGCATTATATGAGCAAAAGCGTATTTTTCATGTGGGTAGCTTCCCGAAGCTCGAAGACCAAATGTGTAGCTATACTCCTACTTCCAAGCAGTCACCTGACAGGATGGATGCTTTGGTTTGGGCATTCACCGATTTGATTTTAGGTAGCCAATCCTTTGCTGTTGAGCCATTTGACACCTCTTCCTTTGTTGCCGGCTTGCGAGATAGCTCCACGCGCCTATAGACTAATCTGTATGGATACTTACAATGCTAACATGGCTTTATCGGTTAATCCGAAGGGGATGCGATGCCTGAATTGATGACGTCTATGACCGATGTACCATCTCTGGATGTTGCCGGATCGACTGGGCTCAAACATCACGACGGAATGATTGATGAGGAGCATTTGCTTAGACTCCGGGGTCGTAATGCGATCCGGCTGTATCGAGAGATGATCGATAACAGTCCTGCGATTGGCTCAGCTCTTAATGCAATCAAGATGCTGATACGTCAGGTCAAATGGCGCATTGAGCCGGCGAATGAATCAGACGAGGCAAAAATAGAACAGGAGGAAACTGAGACAGCCCTTGAGGACATGAGCCATACGTTTCAGGATTTGATTGGCGAGTCACTTTCGATGATATGGGCCGGGTTTGCACCATTCGAGATTATTTATAAGTTGCGCAAGGGGCCAGATCAGTCGGATGGGTCTCTGCGTAGCAAATTTAGCGATGGGAAATGGGGGTGGCGAAAGATTGAAATTAGGGGGCAGGAGACGGTTTCGCGCTGGGTCTTCGATCCTGATGGTGGGATGAACGGCATGGTGCAGATGGATTACCACTCCATCAAAAGAGGTCCTGTGTTTATCCCTATTGATAAAATGCTCCTGTTTCGTATTGAGAGTTTTAAGGGAAACCCAGAAGGCAAATCCCTCATTAGGCCCGCTGTAATCCCGTATTGGTATACAAAGCGCATCCAGGAATTCGAAGCGATTGGTATTGAGAGAAATCTGGCCGGTATGCCTATCATGGAGGTTCCGGCACAAATATTACTTTCTAACGCATCTGCGCAGGACAAGTTAATTCGTGCTGCACTGAATAGGTTTGTTACTCAGATAGGGATGGATGAAAGATGGGGGGGCTTAGTTCCTTCAGAGCTTAGGCCAGACGGGTCTCCTAGCGGATACAAGTTTAAGCTCATGCAGTCTGGCGGAAGCAAGGTGGTCGACACCGATATCATCATCAAGCGATATCGCAGTGAAATGCTCATGTTGTTCATGGCTCAATTCCTCACTATGGGAACGGAAAAGGTTGGTTCATTCTCATTGGCGAGCAATATGACTGATTTGTTCGGCACTGCCCTTGGCACCATTATGGATAGTATTGCCGATGTAATCAATCAGTTCATGATTCCCAGGCGACAGCGTCTTAATAATAGACCTATTGAGCTAGATCCGTATATTGTCCATGGTGATATCGAAGGACCTGAGCTTGATAAGCTGGCAACATATATCAATCAACTTTCGAGCTCGGGCATGATTGGACCCAATCCGGCACTCGAACGCAGGTTGCTAGAGATTGGCAATTTGCCCCAGCCCCCAGAGGAGGAGGCACTGCCTGCCTCTCTCTCTGAAAATGTCGTCGACTCAGTAAGTAGGACAACGATTTCTTCCGATCAAGTTAGAATGATATTAGATGTCAATCGAGCACTGAAGAACGGAGAGCTCGATAGGCTTGCCGCAATACAGACACTCGCTGTCTCTTTGGGAATTGAGACAAAAGATGCCGAGAAGTTCATCCCTTCAAATGTTGCACAAACGCCTGCAGGCACGGAGGAATCTAATGACCATAGCAACATTCCGTAATTACAAACTCACCGTTTTTTGCAAGGCGTGCGGCAAGGTTATCTTCATCGATGAACGTGGGGGCAAGATGAGTAAGAGTGAATGTCAATGCGATACCCCGAGTTATGAGGACGGGACGCAGCAAAACGATGACTTCCAAAGCCCCCTATAAGGTATGCTTTTTCTGCAAGAAAAAGATAGATCCTCTGGCCAAGCATTGGACCAATGTCCCGGTGATTAGCGATGTCGTCGCAAATGTCTGTGCTCGTTGCCATATGCAATGGCTGGATGAAAAATGCTGAAATTCATCATGATGGTTTGTGCGTTAACATGGCTCATATTCTTTGGTATATGGGCCAAAGAGCGCAAGAAGGTTCATGATGAGGATTGTGTGGTCCATTGCCGTGACTTTTGCGAAATGGTTATTAGGTGAAGCCCCCATGCCTTTAGTTACAAAAGCGTCCCGTCGCGTACGAAAACCGGCTTGGCAATCAGGACTTAGGGTTCCCGATAAGGCTCAGAGAGACTCATTGGCGATAGCGGCCAATCATGAACGAAAGTTGTCGGGTGCATTTTACACACTGCTCAGGCAGCTCGTAAGTGATGAGCTGTTGAAGCAAATATCCATTGCTGCACGAGAGCAGACGGTCACGTTGGCAATGTCGAAGATCCAATTCTTTGACGAGTCCAACCCAGAAACATTTGCTATATGGAAACGTTTCGCTGACCGAATTGCCTCTGCATACAGACTCATCATCAATGAAACAATTGAGAACGAGAATCGCAAATATGGCTGGAAATTATCGATTGAAAAAGTCGAGAGTCCCACTCTGCCTGTCAATCCTTCGGCCGCTGATTTTATTAGGATCAAGTCATTAAAGGATGCGGTGGGGTTGTCTGAGTCCGAAAAAAAACGCATCCGGGCAATCCTTACAAAGGGAATGGAAGAGCGCGTAGTCCCTGCATCCATGGTAGACGAGATCAGGGATACCGTTGGGTTAACTGAGACTCAGCTGCTAAGAGTGCAAAAAAGAGTTGCTGCTGCTAAGGCGTCCGGGATGAAATCCTCACAGCTTAAAGTTCTGCGTGAGCAGATGTCTGATAAGATTAGACTCCAACGTGCTAGAGCCATTGCTAGAACAGAAACAACAGCTGCGATATCGCAGGGATTATCAGAGGCATGGCGGCAAGCCTCTAATAATGGATTAGCGCCTCCAGAGACAAAGAAACGTTGGGTTGCTGTTCCTGATGCTAGTGAGATTTGCCAGGATCTGGATGGCCAGGAAGTCGGATTAAATGAGAATTTTTTCAGTAGCGCAGGACAGGGTTTTTCTGGAGACGGCCCCCCCGCGCATCCTAATTGTAGGTCTACGGTTGTGTTGATCTTCCCATGATCAATGGGGGGAATAAAAGGATTGAAAATTAAAAATGCCCTTGATTGAAACATGCACAATTGACGCATTCCGCCAAAATATTCGGACCGAAATTGATTCAGGCTCAAAGCCAAATCAGGCGGTGGCAATAGCAAGACGCGTTCTAGAGGAATCGTGCAAAAAGGAGAATAAGCCCATGCCTATGACAATGGCAAAAGCAAACGGCAAAGGTAAGAGTCGCGAATATCTCGAAGCGGCATTAGAACAGGTGAGGAAGCTTTTGCCGGGATGGGTTTTCGCTATGATTCATCAAGCAGCATTCCCATCCTCTGGTGGACGAGCGCGACGGAATCGCCGCATCTCTGCTGCAGAGAAGGTATGGATAGAGAAGCGCTCCGTATCCTCGCTGTCCGACACGGAGGTTAGGGAAATCTTATATAAGCTCAATGTTGCTTTTGCTGCGAACCTCCGGCAGGGAAAGGATGTTTCTCCGATCGTTCGAAGAACAAAGACCGTAGTATTGGAACTCAAACGAAGGGGTCTGCCATATAGTGGATCCGCCGTTGATGAAGCGATGAAGAAAGGTTTCATCAGGGCAGAATTGCGGCAGGATTGGACGGAAATCGCCAAGGGATTCATTAGCGGCGAACCAGACGGCGGTATGCATGCGCACGGCCTGGACAGGATTAATAGCAAGACGCTTTTAGATGGTGGCCATATTCATATTTTTGTGGTCCCAGGTTCTGGCGAAATTCTTCTGACGGAAGAGGACGGTGCTCACGCTCATGTTATTGGGCGCGAAGGAGTGAGGACTCCATCGGATGGTGTGCATTCTCACAGGGTCGTCACGCCTAATGGGAGCTCATTGGAGACGAAACTGGACGGTGCTCATTCTCACGAATTAATGGTTGAGACCTCTGGGTTTGGCGGCCTGCACAATCATGTCTTGGTACTGAGCGATGGCACTGAGATTGAGTCAATGTCACCTGCTGAATTTATTGCCCGATTCGTTAACCTGCCAACGTTGCCATCATTACCCATCTACTCATCAAGAGAGATATCCGATGCGCTCAATCAGAAGCGAGAATTGGAATCCGATATATTCGATCAGAATTCGCTAGCGAGTACAGATGAGGTTATTGCCGAATTCGCAAAAACAGGTGAGATGCCAGAATTTCCCAATACTCATTGGGAGGTTGTCGAATTGGCAAAGGGGGGAGCATGGTGCACTCTTCTTGATATGGATGAGCCGATCCTTCTTAAAGATGCAAATAAAATCGGCGTTGACGTTGGCGACATTGTCGAAGTGGACAACTTTGGACAAATCATCAAATATGCGCAATCCTGTGAACCCCATACATTGCAGGATGCAAATGAGATTGCATCCTATAATGCCATCATAGGCGATGCGATAGATTCTGTTTCATTTGTCGGTCCGCAGGATGCCAAGATTGTATTTGTCTCTGCGAGCCCATGCCCACTAGAATTTGCGCGCAAAGAAGCTCTTGCAGGTCCAGATGGTGAGATATTTCAAGATAGATATCTCACCCCGCTTGGGTTAACAAAGAGCGATGTTGCGGTTGGGTTCTCGATCCCTGTTCGATGTGAAAACCCGGATGATGAGCAAATTGATTTATGGAGAGATAGCCTGTTGAAATCATTGGCTCTATATGATCGTGCAAAGGTTGTTGCGCTGGGTCGCGTAGCGAAGCAAGCATTGGGTCCGCTTGCGGAATTTTCACTTCCCCATCCAGCCGCCATTCGCCGTCATGGTGATAGAGGTGAGGTGAGTCGTAAACTCAAGTCGATCCGCAAAGTACTTGACAATATGCAAGGCAACGTTGATTCTGAATCAAGCTACAGCTCTGGACCGAGAGAAGGTCAATCTGCAGCGACCCTCGCTGATACCATAAGTGAGCTGAGAGGTAGCGGAAGTCTTCGCGTGGCAGTTACGAAGTCGTTACCAGAAAAGCAAATCGTTTATGGTGTTATCCTGGATCCATATCAGGTTGATTTGCATAACGACTGGATACCTCCCGCTGAGATTGAGGCTACAGCTCATGACTTTATGACTAAGTCACGTGTGATTGGCCTTCGTCATACTGGCAAGGCTCAAGCCGAAGTGGTGGAAAGCTGGGTTGAGGTATATCCAACAAAAGAAGACAGGGAGCTGGCATTGCAGAACCTTGCGCACAAAGCGTACCGAAGAAAGTTCGGCGATGACCTGGTGCATTCTGGAGCCTGGATTGCTGGCGTTAAACTCTCAGATGACTTGTGGGAATCGCACAAGCGTGGGGAGCTCGATGCGTTCAGCATCGGCGGATTCAGTTTTAAGACGAAAGTATCGACCGATGCGATGCCAGAGGTTGAATTCGTCGATTTACAGCCAGCTTCATAATCAAACATTCAATAGGGGGCAATCATGCCCAGTGCTGTGAACATGCTTACCGCCGTTCAAACGGCAGAGGTGAGCCTTGTGAAGCGTGGTGCGAATAATAAACGTTTCGCATTAACGAAATCGGAGGAAAAGATGCCATTTAATGAATTGGCCAAGACGGTCTTGGAGGTTGAGGCAGAGGGTGAAAGTAAACTTGTTGAGACATTGAAAGCATCTGGCGTCGCGGATGATGTGATCGATGTAGCTGTGGCTAACTTTCGCATTCAGAGCGGATTTAAGGACAAGCTCAGCAAGGACGCATTTGATGTAGTAGCCAAGTCATCCGGCTATGCTACTGCAGAAAAGAAAGCGGAAGAGAAGGTTATTGAGAAGGCTCATACGCCTATTGAGATGCCTGAGGAGATGCGCAAAGCATTCGATGACCAGCAAGCTGAACTGGTTGCTCTTCGCAAGGAAGCTGCGGAAAAAGACGAGCGAATCAAAAAGATTGAAAAGGCAGCAGCCTTAAAAGAGTACATAACCAAATGCGAATCTCAGTATTCGCATGTCCCTGGCCTGTCCTCGGAAGAGATGGGCGACATGCTGCAAAAGGCTTATGCCATTAGCAGCGATATGGGCCAAAGGCTTGAGAAAACATGGGCTGAAACATCGCAGGCACTAAAGAAGTCCAGACTGTTGGCTGCGCAGGGTGTGACGTCCATCAATGATGGAAGTGGAACAGCTTGGGGCAAGATGGAGACGCTTGCCAAGGAGCTTGTTTTAAAAACGAACGGTCTTTCTAACGGCAAAGCGATGAAGATTGTCATGGAACAAAATCCTGAGCTTTACCAAGAGTATCTAAACGAGAATCCTGCCCAGCAGGGTCGTCGATAAAAAAGGAAAGGAAGCTGAATCATGGCATATGAAAATGTTAGTCATACTGTCCCCGGTATTGCTGCCGGTGCTGATCTGACCGGTTCGCAAAATCGGTTTGTATCTATTGACTCTACTGGTCGTGCTGTATTGACGGGCGCTGGCGCGCGAGTAGACGGTGTTGTTGGTAATAAACCAAATACTGGAGAGCCTGTATCAATGATTGGATATGGGTCTGTTGCTAAGGTGGAAGCTAGTGCTGCTATTGCGCTTGGTGCCTCCGTTGCGTCTGCAGCGAACGGGCAGGCGGTCACAGCAACCCTGAATGCATTTATTGCTGGCGTGTGCGTGAGCGCTGCAGGTGCAGCTGGGGAGCTTTGTTCTGTATACCTCGCATCTCATGGGCAGTCGCCGTAATAGCTAACGACAATTTTAGGTTTTCACTTCTAGCAAGAAAGGATAGGGGACAATGCCTCAACCAACCGCATCGGATGTACATGTTAATGCTCCGCTCACAAACGTGAGTGAAGCATTTTTGCAGGACCTGAAAGGGTTTGTGGCCCGCCAGGTATTCCCTGTCGTTCCTGTGTCTAAGCAGAGCGACAGATATTTTAAATATGATAAAAAACAATGGTTCCGTACGGACGCCAAAGTGCGTGGACCTTCAACTGAATCAGCAGGTTCCGGGTTCACGATTGATAATACGCCGACATACTTTGCTGATGTCATCGCATTGCATAAGGATATTGACGATCAGATTCGTGCCAATGCAGATTCTGTTATTAATATGGATAATGATGCAACGGAATTTGTAACCCGCCAATTATTGCTGCAACAAGAGCTTGATTGGGCATCGAAATATTTTACGACTGGTGTATGGACAGGGTCCACGACTGGATCAGACGTAACACCCGGCGTTCTTTGGGATGTCCCCGCGACGTCTAATCCCATTGAAGACTTACGAGCGCAAATTACGGCGGTAGGAAAAAATTCAGGATTGGAAGCAAACACCCTAGTTCTTGGTAAAGAAGTTTGGGACGTTCTTGCAGATCATCCTGACTTTCTTGAGCGCATCAAGTTCACCCAGACCGCCGTTGTGGCTCCAGACCTGCTTGCCGCGGTCTTGGGTATCGATAGGGTTTTGATTGCCAAGGCAATTCAGGACACTGCCCAGGAAGGCGCTGCGTCAACCCATGCATTTGTACATGGGAAGAATGCCCTGGTAACATATGCTGCTCCACGTCCTAGCCTGATGCAGCCAAGCGGTGGTTACACCTTCGCATGGACAGGGTTCTTGGGGGCGAATGCTGCTGGGATGCGTATCAAGAGGTTTCGCATGGAGCATTTGTCTTCTGATCGCATCGAAGGCGAAAGTGCATATGACCATAAGGTAGTGTCACCTGAAGCTGGTGCGTTCTTGACTGGTGTTATTTCATAATTTGTGAGAACTCATATGAGGGCGTGGGCAAAATTTATGAAGGCTCACGTCCTCATCGATCAGGAGGTGACTCATGTATAAAGCGCTCCGTCCCTTTAAGTATCAAACGGCTAATGGTGAAGTCAGGATGACGAAACCTGGGGATTCCATCCCCGAAGCTGGCGGGTGGAAGAATCTAAAAGTCTTCATAGAACGCAGATGGATTTGCCGGGAAGGTGAGGAAGTAAACAAGAAGCATTACTCTGCAAAAATTGCACCTCCTGCTGCAAAACCAAAGATCACGACAGAACCAATGGCGAAACTCCCTCGTGCTAAGACGGCTGATTTACCGGAGCCTCCTAAGCCTGCATTATTCAAAGAGTCTGCGCGCAAGCATACAGAGGAATCTCTTGGTAAAATGTCTAAAAAAGAGCTCAAGGAACTCGCCATATCCTTGGGTATCAACCCGCAACAGTCTAAAGCTGATCTTGTAATATCTGTCTTGGCTGTACAATGAGCGGAGTCAGCCCCAGATTCTCTTATGCGGGTGACCCATCGGCTTCACCGAGGGACGCGGTACGTTTCTTGGTTGGCGATACGAATCCGTTGCGTCCATTGTTGGATGATCGAGAGGTTGATTATGCGATCTCCGAAAACCCAAATCAGAGTCTGGCGGCTGCACTTTTAGCAGAGCATCTATTTGGGCGCTTTGCTGCACAGGCGGATATTACTGTTGGGCCCGTATCCAAATCATTCAGTAAAGTTGCAGAGCTTTTTAAACAAAAGGCAGACCAGCTCAAAGATGATGCATACAGAGGTGCGATACCATCGTTTCCGGCAATCTATGTTGCTGATAAATCCGCATTGGAGCAGGATTCAAGCCTAACAAAGCCAAGCTTTCGTGTCGGGTTATCTGATAATCCGTTTGCTGTACAATTAAACGATAGTCTTGATGATGCGGGATTCCATGGCTTCTATTAAAGAAATAGATACGGGCTGGAATCGGTTCAAAAAATCATTGGCCAGGATTGGCGACAAGGAAGTTATTGTTGGTATTCCTGGCGAGGTTGATTTTTCAAAGCCAACCACTGCGGCGATCGGAATGATTCATGAATTCGGGTCTGCTGATGGAACCATCCCAGAGAGGTCGTTCATTCGTTCTACGTTTGACAAGAACGTCAACAAATATGAAAGAGAACTCAAAAAAAGACTTACTTCTTCTATCAGAAAGACAAAAATGGCGGATGATGCGGCACTATTTCAGGTCGGAGAGATCGCCAGAGCCGATGTTATCAACAGCATCGTAAAACGTGAGATTAAGCAGGATTTAAAACCAGAGACCATTGCAAGAAAGGGATCAAGCACTGCGTTGATAGATACTGGTAATCTCATTGGATCAATAGAGTCGAAGGTAAGGAGTAAGTGATACCCAATGCTCAATGACTTGTCGAGCGCTGTTATTGATTGCACTGTATGCGCAACCCTATGCAGATTTTCTTCAACTGCCCTTGAGAAGGGTCGTAAACAAGAGCCAATCAGGGAAGAGAAGGAGATTTTGGCAAGCATATCTCCTTTGACGGCGCGAGATTTGAAAAGATTTCCAGAGGGGCAATTGGCCGAGGGGACGATTTTGATTATCACTACAGAGGAATTGCATACGGTATCCTCCAGCAAGTGCCAGATAGCCGATGAGGTTATTTATAAGGATACCTGCTACCAGATATCAACTGTGAATGATTGGTACGACCTGGGCGGTTTTTATGAAGCTATAGGGACCAGGCTTAAGCGATGATTGACTGGGAATCCATAGATAGCGCTTTGTTCGATTGGGTGCAAACATCATTTGATGGGATCGGCGAGGAAGTATCGTTGAATAACGGACAGATTATCTGGGCGAATCAAAATATCCCACAGCCAGCATATCCCTACATAACACTTAGACGTGACAGCCTGATTCGATTGGGCGGTCGTGATGAAATAAGACAATCAGTTGATATGAGTCAACCCCAAGGCCAAGAGGTTGCGCTTGAAACAGTAGGCGTTCGCGAGTTTACACTAACATTGAATGCTTTCGTTGATGAACAAACGGGAGCGAACAATCCAAATTGTGATGCGATTTATCTGCTCAGTGTTTTGCAGTCGAGCCTAAGCCAGCAGTCTATTATTGAGGCTTTTTGCCTTTCTGGAATTGCTGTCGTTGAAGAATTGGCCGTTACAGACCTGAGCGAAGTTGTGAATGGTCTGTTCATCAGTCGGGCGTCAATGGGCGTCCGGTTTCGTACTACTTTCACTTGTATTGAGCGTACTGGGTTTATTGATACGGTTGAAATCCAATCTGTCCCAAGCAATCCAAGTGACCCCAACGATGTCAGCGGGGTGTCATTAACAGTGCAGCTCAATAATTAGGAGGGATACCGATGAGTCTCCAAGATATTGTTGACGTCCAGATAAGCAAGGAAACCGCGACTGTGTCGCGTGTGGGATTTGGTGTTCCGCTGATTCTCACCTATCACACAAAAGACGCGTCTAGGGTGCTAGAATTTACTGATGCACCATCAATGCTGGTAGCTGGAGGAGGGCCGTTCGCATCAACGGACATGGCGTATATTTTGGCCAATGCCGCGTTTTCGCAAAACCCGCGCCCCAGCAAAGTTATTATTGGAAGGCGTGTGCATCCCACAATCAGAACAGTCACGATAACGCCACGGTCTGGAACGATTGCGGGTGAGACATATCCATTAAATAATACAGCATACACAGTAACCATCAACGGGACCGCATTCACATTTACGACCGACGCAACAGCTACGGTTGCTGAGATTACGGCTGGGTTAACAGCACTGATCAATGGCGGAACAGAGAACGTTCTTGCTACCGATAATACAACGAGTATTACGATCGCAAAGGCTGCCACTCCAGGAGGTATTGCAACCGCAGGCGTTCCGTTTACAATAGCGCAAAATCGTTCTTTGATGGAAATCGATGATATTACTCCAGCGGCAGCAGGGGGTACATTGGCATCAGAAATAGCTGCGATTAGGGATATTAATGATGATTGGTATGGGATCTGTGGGGATTGGTGGGGGACTATTGAAATTACGGCAGTCGCTGCGGCAGTGGAAGGGCTAAGCAAGCTGCATATCGCGGCATCTCCAGACGATAATATTTATGATAACGCTGTTACGGATGATATCGGGTCTGATCTTCAAACTGCCGCATATGCCAGGACTGCTTTGTATCATCATATAACCCCCGAGACAGGTATCGCTTCTGCAGTGCTGGGCAAAAATTTGCCGAAGGATCCGGGCTCCATTACATGGAAATTCAAGACTCTTAATGGGATCGCTACCGTTACCTATACGGCCACAGAAAAATCGACCTTGGTGAACAAGAATGTCGAGAGATATATTACTGTTGCCGGAGTTAATATCACCTGCGATGGGAAAACGAGCTCTGGCGAATTTATCGATGTAACCAGGTTTGTTGATTGGTTGACGGTGAGATTGCAAGAAAATGTGTTTTTCCGTCTCGCCAATCTCGATAAAGTCCCCTATACGGACCAAGGTGTCGGGGTCATCGAGAATGAGGTTCGCGGAACGTTGAATCTTGGGATTAGTGTAGGTGGATTGGCAGCAGATCCTGAACCTACGGTAACCGTTCCAAGCGCAATTGTTGGATCAACAAAGGGTGTATCGGCAAATGATAAGGCAAATCGTTTGTTGCCTGATGTCAATTTTACTGCAGTTCTTGCTGGCGCAATCCACAGTCTTGAGATTAACGGCAAAGTGACGGTATAAGGAGGGGGTGACCTATGAGTGTAAAGACATACGATCCGGCAGCCATTGCCATCATTTTCGCTGGGATTCCATTCGATGGGTATGGAGATGGAACCTTCGTCACCATTGCTAGGGATAATCCATCATTCAACTCTATCGTGGGCAGCAACGGCGAAGGTGCCAGAGCAAAATCAAATGACCAGTCTGGGACTGTGGTGGTCACACTTTTACAGACATCCAACACCAACGCATTGCTGTCTGAAATCTCCAGGATTGATGAATTAACAGGAGATGGAGTTCATCCCCTCCTGGTGAAAGATAACTCTGGAACGACTATTTATCAGGCAGAGACGGCCTGGCTCGAAAAACCAGCGGATGCGGAATTCGCAAGAGAAATTACTAATAGGGAATGGACGATTAAGACTGATAAGTTACTCATGTTTACTGGAGGCAACTAGCTTCCCTTTATCCTTATCGAGCGCTGTATTCCTCGTTTTCAGACGTCTCCCCCAAAAGCCGTCCTCTCTGGGAATGCAGTCGCTTGACGGATATTGCAGTACGCGTGTAAAACCCATTGTATGGCACAATATGATGGGGAAACATCGGAAGAAATTGACGGCTTTCGTTATCGGGTTCTGATGCTAGATCCGCTGAAAGCATCTGATATTCTTGCAGATTTGGGGTATCTCTTGGCACCTGTGGTGGGATCTTTGGGTGGTACCCTTGTTAAAGAGAAGGGTGATCTGCTAGAGCGGGCGATGGATGGTTTTGGCGATGACGATAAAACATCCATTGATACGGCAATAGAAAGGGCTGTGACGGGCTTTTTCGATCGGTTCAGCAAGGACAAACAAAGGGAGCTCATGGACCTTATGGCCAAACAGACGATGGTCATCATGGGTGACGGCAAGGAGCCGAGATTGTCGGACATGTTTAGTACTCATTTCCGAGGCCGGGTTAAATCTATGTACCGTTGGTTCTTTTTCGCCATTAAGGTGCAATTTAAGGATTTTTTTACTGGGCTGGACGGAGATATCGGCCACGCCGTCCAGCAAGCACTGGCGCGAGTAGCAACGTAGAAATTCCAGAGCATCTATTAAAACATTCGCATATTTGGCGGCTGGTAAATCGTAAGATCGCTACCTATGGTGATATAATTAAGGTCTGGGATATCAACGAGGTCATGACTGCAAACGAATGGCTTGATATCGCAGATGACATGGAGTGGCTCGAGGCTAAAGAGCAAGAACGCAAGATGAAGTCTCAATCACGGCGGTGACATGGCCCTTCGAGAACTCCTATTAAAGCTTGGTATTGATGTAGACAAGAGCGGTGTCAAAAACGCCGATCAGTCTCTTGCCAAGATTAAGAAGGCAGCCATTGTTGCAGGCGCGGCCTTTGCTGCCATAAAAGCCGTTGGCGCGATCAAGGGTGTTGTCGATGATGTCCGTGCCATTGGTGACGAGCTAGATAAGACGTCTAAGCAATTAGGAATCTCTACTCAGGCGTTGCAAGAATTCAGGTTTGCCGCTGGATTGGCTGGCGTTAACGGAGGGGAGTTCTCGACATCTCTAAGATTCTTGCAGAAGAATGCATTTGAGGCGGCTCGTGGATCCAAATCCATGGAAGAAGCCTTTGCCAAGGCTGGCGTTTCTGTAAAGGATGCAAATGGGCAACTGAAGAATGGGGAGCAGTTGCTGATCGAACTTGGTGATGGGCTTGCCAAGACCACCAATTCAACCGAAAAGGTTGCGATTGCTCAGACCTTGATGGGGCGCTCTGGCGCCAAGCTTTTACCTCTGTTTGAGGGTGGCGCTGAAGGCATGGCCAAGATGCGGGAAGAAGCTCGCAGTCTTGGCGGCGTGCTTGATCAGGAGCTGATTGATGCAACAGTACAGCTTACGGATGACCAATTTCGCCTTGAACAGGCATGGCAGGGTGTTAAGAATGAGATAGCCACGCAGGTGATACCTGCGTTTCTGAAGGTTACACATGCAATGACGCAGATTGCCAAGATGCTGCGTGGTCCTGTGTCGGTCGCATTCAAAATTATATCTGGCATATTTTCTGCGATTGGCAACATCGCATCGTTTCTGAATGAGAAATTGCAGGGGCTCGGTACCATATTTGGCACCGTTGCGACAGCTGCGGGAACCCTCGGTGTCGCGATGATTATCCTGGGTAGGAAATCTGTCTTCGCTGCCATCCGATTCGCTGCTGGATGGATAGCGGCTGCCGCACCTATTCTGTTGATTATGGGCCTAATAGGCCTGCTTTTACTCATTGTCGATGACGTGGTCACTTTTTTCAAGGGTGGCGATTCATTGACGGGCAGATTTGTCAATGCGATTCGTAAATGGGTGAGGAAGATGGGTGGATTCACCAAGGCTGTTGGTGAGCTATTCAAAAAGTTCCTCACGGATGTTCTTGGTGTCTCTGAGGGAACTGCGATGAAGATGCAGAATGCCTTTGAGGCGATTTTAGAGACAATTGGTAAAATTATTAAAGGCATTGGTACGGCGATTGGGTTTGCAATTGATTTGGCAACGAAGCTTACAGATGCTTTGGGGATTACAGATTCTGAATCTGCTGAACGAACAGAACAGAATAGAGCGGCGAAGGCTAGAGAGCTTCGACGAAGAAGAGGGATGAGCGCAGCAGCAGCAGCGCAGGTGAGAGCTATCAATCAACTTAATACCATTAATAGCAGTGTTTCAGTGGCAGTTGATGCGAGAGGGCAATCCAATCCTGCCGCAATCGCCAACGCAGTGGGTGACAAAGTGTCAAGAGTGCAGGCGCAGCGGCAAACTGCCAATGCATTTGCAACGTCGAGATAGAGTATGGCCGGCTCATTCTTAGACAGTACAACCGATCAAAGGCAGCGCGTTGTTATCGCTTGGGAAGAAAATAGTAGCGAGGTCGTGGAGTTTGATGCTGTCATCACCGAAAACCATCTATCTGCATCAGAGATTACAGATCACCCTGTCGAGAGTGGAGTTGACTTCACAGATCATATTCGTAGCGTCCAGGACGAATTGAGAATCACAGGAGTGGTCACAGATACGCCCGTCATTAGAGATGCGTCGATTAGTGCTGGTGCACCTAATACGGGCGGAGACTCAAAGGATAGGGCAGCGAGCGCATATCGATGGCTATTAGATGTTAAGGACAGGGCGAAACTTGTTACTATCACTACTAAACTTCGTGATTACAGAAATATGGCTCTCGTATCTATGGCCGTTACGAGAGATGCGGGTTCATCACGCATCTTGAATGCCGATCTGTCTTTCAGGGAAATATTCATAGCAATCACAGAGAAGGTGGATGCTCCGATACCTACCGCTGCGGCGGCACCTGCACGAAACAAGAAAAGGCCGCAAGGAAAGAAAGCAAAAAGGTCTGAGACGCAAGCGAACCAGGACAAGGCGAAGACGACACAGCAATCTGTACTCGTATCTGGGGCCAAATCTCTTGGTCTTATTGAATAAACCCCATGGCTGATAAGCTTTTCAAGAGAGACTTTGTTATTACTGTTGGAACGACGCGAATCGCAGCAAGATTGCTTGACAATACCCGTAAAGAGCTTGGGCTCATCAAGGATGAACTCACAAATATTTTGAAGGTTGAGTTTAATATCGTAAGAACCATCAAGGGTGAACCGAATAAATGTGATCTGTCTATCTACAATCTGAACAAGGATAACCGTATCAAGTTTCAGCCCAGGGGGCAGGCGGTTATCATCGAAGCGGGTCACCTGGATAATATGTCTCAATTGTTTTCTGGACAGATTGAATATGCATCCAACATGCTCGATGGTCGGGACTGGATTACAACAGTCCAAGCAGGGGATGGCACCAAAAAGATAAAATCATCAAGGATTAACACATCCTTAAAGGGACCTGTAAAGGTAAAGGATGCTTTAAGCATCGCTGCAGATGCACTGGGGGTGAATCCTGGCAACCTCGCAACAGCGATTCAAAAAGGTGCCTTGCGGGGAAATTTGACTGAGTTCAGCAATGGAATTGTTCTTTCGGGCAAGGCGGACAAAGTTCTCGCCAGCGTTGCATCATCGATGGGTTATTTCGCATCCGTTCAGGACGGGCAATTGATTCTGCTTGGCAAGGAAGATTTTCTTGGGAATACGGCAGCAGTTATTTCGCCTTCGCGCGGCATGGTTGGATCGCCAGAGCCAGGCGAAGATGGTTTTGTGAGTGTACGTACAATGGTGCAGCCTAATCTTCTCCCTGGATATAGAGTCAAGATTGAATCGGCCCAGGTGAACGGTTTCTACCGCATTGACCGGGTCGAATTCTCTGGTGACACTTGGGGAACAGATTGGTATGCGGATCTGGATTGCAAGCCACTTTTGGGGGCATCATGAGCGCTGTGTCAAGAACGCCCGAGTTTGAGGAAGTGCTCAAGCTGGCAATTAATTCGTTCCTTGAGGATGTTCACACGGGCCTTCCTGGCAGGGTGACTGAGTATTTCCCGGCAACGCAGAGGGCGCATATAAAACCCCTGGTGAAACGACGTATTATCCATCAGGATGGCAGCGAATTACTCGAAGAGCTTCCTGTTATCCCAGATGTGCCAATCGCCTTCGCCAGAACGCAAAAGTTTTTCTTCACACTCCCGATCAAGCAGGGTGACTTAGTCACGCTGCATTTCATGGAAAGGAGTATTGATAATTATCTGTCTGGAACCGGAGAGGATACTGATCCGGATGAGTTCAGGCGTCATGATCTGTCTGATGCGGTGGCAATACCAGGATTTTATCCATTCAAAAAATCAATCAAGGACATCAGTTCTGACAATACTGTCATCGGCTATGACAACGGTGGGATTCAGCTTCATCTCACACCCAATGGAACGATGGAAGTGAAGCTAGGTGGATCTTCAAATGAAGCGGTTGCATTAGGGAACGCGCTGCAATCATTTTGGACAAACCTCGTAAAGCCATACATAGATAGCCATTTTCACCCTACTGGTGTAGGCCCTTCTGGGGCTCCGACCACACAGCTCCCAAGTTTTGATGAATCAATTATTTCTAAAGTCATCTTGGTAAAAGGACCGTAGCCGTGGCGTTTTCTCAAACTAAATTAGCAGCAATGTTTACGGGGCCTCCGACAGCGATAGAATCCGAAGTCATTGATTTTATGGCGATAAAATGGTTGGATTTTTTCTCGGATTCGACGGTTGCTGGGTCTGGAGCGATCCCCTCAGCTCTGTCTGGGGCTGATGCAGCATTCCGGTCTTCAGCTGTAGGCCTGTCGGTGTCCGGTCAAGGTGCCCAAAAGATGCAGGATGCAATGTCTGCGTTTTGGGCGGCGGCGATGGCGAGTGCGCCATCAGTATGGATTACGGTACCGACCATTGTCCCTGGTACGGGCATAGTACCTCCCGGACTCTCAGGGATGGTATCATCGTTGTCGCCCGTGTTTGCCTCAAATACTTCGGGGTCGGTTGATACAGCGGCGGCGGCGGCGAACCTCGCGTCTGCAATTATAGCGGCACAATCTGGCGCAACTGTAACTTTGGGTCCCCCGCCCCCTGGCGGAACGCCGTTGGTGCCGGTACTCTAGCGGAAGGGAAAGGGGTTATTCGATGTCTGATATTGCATTAGATGCCGATGGTGATTTGCTCATTGCCACGAACTCACTTTCGCTCGTGACTGGCGACGATGCTATTGTTCAGAATCTGAGGATACGGTTCCAATTTGTCCTTGGGGAATGGTTTCTGGATTCAAGGATTGGAATCCCTTATTTTGCAGAAATTTTAATCAAGAACCCAGACTTGACCAGAGTGAGAGGCATCTTCCGGCAGGCCATACTAACAACACCGGGTATTGATTCTCTCGAAGAGTTCACTCTAGATTTTGATCGTGCTATCAGAAGGCTAACGCTGGAATTCATTGCACGAAAAGATGACGGTGGGATCCTGGAATTCAATGAGGAGTTCATAATCGAATGACATTTGGAGTTACACCCGAAGGATTCAGGGCAAAAGATCTTGAAATAATCATCGATGAGCTTGAGCAAGACCAGCGTAAAGAGATTAGTGCGGCGATCAATACGCAAGCGGACAGCCTGCTGGGGATTTTGAATGGTATCTTTGGCGACAAAATAGCGGAGCTGTGGGAAGTACAGGAAGATCTGTATCGCGCCAATCATCCTGACTTCGCTGAAGGGGATGCACAGGATAATGTTGCCGCAATTACTGGCGCTGAGAGGTTGGCGGCAGCATCGAGCGAAGTGACATTGAGCTTAAACCTTGATGCGGCAACAACGGTTCCGATCAATAGTATCGTTCGTATTGGTGCAACTGGGGAGAGGTGGCTAACTTCGGCAGCTGTCACAAATGGGGGATCAGACCAAGCGACGGTTACTGTCGATGCTACATCCGAGAATACAGGTACTATTGCTGGTAATGCATATTCGATTGATTCAATCGTAACACCAGTGTCTGGATGGTCGGCGAAAGCGGCAATCAACAATCTAAATGTAGAGCCTTTCCCTCTAGCTGATCTGTATACGTTATTGCTTGAAGTTGATGAAGGGCAAACTCAAACTGTGGTATTCAGGTCGGCAGACTTTATATCCATCGCAGCGGCGACAGCACAGGAGGTGATTGATGCAATTGCGGCAGCGACGACAGGCATATCGGGTCTGGACGTATCTGGGTTTATTCGTATCTTTAGTGACACTGATGGGAGCGGCAGTGCTATACGCGTGGTCGGTGGTACGGCTGCTGAGGCTCTTGGGTTTTCCCAGGATATTTTCAAGGGATTTAATCAAAGCTCATCGGCAAAAATAATCAATGCCAATAACGAACCATATAACTTATCAGGCGGGCCGACATTAGCGGTTGCCATCGATGGTGGCACCTCTCAGGTTATTTCATTCACGAATAGCGACTTCGGAGTGCATGCAATCGGCAATATTGTTGTTGTCGCGGCGAGTGCTCTTGCTTCTGGGGTTGATACAGATACGTTTGTATTAAATGATGGGGCCAATCCGGCTGTTACATTTATTTATGATGATGATGGATCGGTAGTAGAGACAGCCACGACTAGAGCCATCAACCATAATGGGATTGAAACTATAACGCAGATAAGAGACCTAACGATTGCCGCAATCAATAATGCGCCGACACTAGCGATTACCGCGTCTAACGGTCCAACCATCTCTGATTTAAATCTAATCAACGATGCAACAGGGGTGGCTGGCAACGTTGCAATCATAGAGACTGTTGCAAATGTTTCATTCATTGTCGCCGGAATGGCCGGAGGTGTAAACGATGATGCGGCCAATGCGACAGCAATATTGGTTGCTAAGGCCATTAATTCTCAGCTGTCTGGCGGTGTTGCTTATGAGGTGGGTGGTAAGGTTCAGATTGAGTCTCTTACGGTTGGCCTGAATAGTAGGATAGAAGTAACCGGAGGGACGTCGAATGGTGCACTTGGTTATACTCTCAACGACGAGAAGGGTGGATCTACCGGTGACGCGACGGAAGGTAGAGAAGTAGAATCATCCTCTGCTTTTCGTTTGCGCCGAAATCTATTGTTGCAACTAGCCGGATCTGGAACTGTTCCAGCGGTTAGGTCTGCCGTCCTAAAAGTGGATAATGTTTCCCAGGTTTTTGTCTTTGAGAACTATACCGATATTACTAGTTCAGACGGTCTCCCACCGCATTCAATCGAAGTGGTAGCAGAGGGCGGTGACGATACGGAGATTGCTCAGGCCATATCAACAAACAAGCCTGCCGGCACACAGACATATAAGGTTCCTGGGCCAAATGGGGTAACCGTCTCATTGGTTGATTCTCAGGGTGTATCGAACGACATCAAGTTCAGCAGGCCGAACAAAATAGAGATGCACGTTATTGTCGATGTAACCGTCAACGCATCCCTGTTTGGCAGTGGCAGCCAATCGGCAGGCGAGCAGGAAGTTCGAGACGCAATCGAAGAGACAGGAGGGAACCTGGAGATTGGTCAGGATGTTGTCGTATTGGTATTTAGATGTGCGCCGCTATCCGTTGCCGGCGTTCTTGATGTTACCTCGATTCTTATCGAAGACGTAGATCCCCCAACAAATAGCAGCAATATTGCAATCGCAGGCAGGGAGCTCGCGACCTTCTCAACCGCAAACATTGATGTAAACGTCACATTCGTCTGATGCCCTATACATACAAATCAAATCATGTAGAAGAGGGCCTATCGAGGCTCATTAGCCAGTTTCGAGATAAAAAGAACATCACTAAGCTAGTGACGACATATCTGAGGAAAATTCAAGAACTCGAAGATGTCGCCGCTGATATGCATTTGAAGATTTATAGTATTGATAATGCTGAGAATGCACAACTCGATATGATTGGTGTATTAGTTGGTGAGCCGAGGGCAGGGCGAACGGATGTGGCCTATCGGGATGCGCTTAAGATACGCATTAAGCTAAACTCCTCAAACGGAACCAGGGAGGAGCTTATCGACCTCGCTGTATCGGTGGCTGGAACCCCTATTACGGTAACCATGGTAGAATCCCAGCCGGCGACATTCGAAATGTTTATTGACGGTGATATTGATCCATTGCTGGTTGATACCAACAAGATGTCTTACTACATATCTCAAGGGCGCGGCGGTGGTATCAAGGGGCTGTTAACCTTCCATGTTGCCGGGTCTTTCCAGTATGATGGGAGTGGCTCTGTTGGATATGACGACGGCAAGTATGGAACAACTCTTAGTTCTTAGGTGAATTATGGCTAGCTTTTCAAAACCAGCAGATATTCCAAGATGGGCAGATACGGGAACAAAAACTGAGCCATCCGAAGCTCAGAAGGATTCTGGATGGACATTTCAGCAAATCCCATCGTCCGCACAGGAGAACTGGAAGGAGAACCTTACCGGGGAATGGATTAAATGGTTAGACGAGCGTCTTGATGATGGCGGCACTGCGGATGTTTTTGTATTGAGCAACCCTGCTGCGGCGAACGACCTGATTTCCTTTTCTAGGACTGCCGATGTCATCACCATGAGCTTCTCCGGTACCAATAACTTGGTATTCGATATTACTGCGGCATCTGAGTTTTTTGATATTCGAGTGGCGAGCGCGACACCATCTAGTCGCCACAGAGTCGATAGGGTTAATGTGTCAGGTGGATTAGTTGTAGGTAATGCCGACACTGCAGATCTTGGTACGGGTATTATTCTCGCTACTGTCGGATTAAACATGAACGGGACCACAGTACCAGAGTCTGGCGCGGGAATATTCACTGGGAGCATTGCTGTCGGGACCGATGCAAATGATCCAAATGCTGATACCGGCATCATCATCAATGATTCTAACTTTAGGCTGAGCGGAGCGAACGGATCTGATGTACGATTCTTGTTTGATAGCAATGACAGTATGTTCTATCGAAGGGGAACGAACCGATGGGAGTTTCAGGTAGGCGGTGTTCAGCAATGGTTTATTGATAGTACCGCCATATGGCCAGCCTCTGCCGGCGCAAGGGACCTAGGTACAGATACGCTATACATGCAAACCATCCATGCAGAGAGGATAGAGCCGCATGGCATAGTTCAAGATCCAGTAAACACGCGTTTTGAACTTGGCCTAGTAAATATTCCTACGGCAGTTGTAAGGTTTGGATCAACCGGGACGATATTGGGGAACAGTTGGAATATTGCAACTGTAACCAATCCTGCAACTGGTACGTATTCAGTAACATTTACCGAAGCGGTCGGGAGTAACCCGGCTATTATTGCTACGCCTAACAATGGTGTAGGTGTTGTTAGACGTGCGGCCGCAACTACAAATGGTTCCGCAATTGAAGTTTACATCAACGATGATACCGGAACAGCGCAAGCGTCAACAGCATCGTTGGTAGTATACGGATAAAATAGGGGGGGCGATGTCGAATATCCTGATGATTAGAACAACGAGTGGAAAATACCTCACTCATCAAAGGGCTGATGATAATTATACCGATGCGAACGAAATAGCAGCTAAATGCATTGAAATTCATTATCCAGGTGAAAAGATGGATACGTTCGCCATATGCGGCGCGCTCGCTCTGCATGAAGCAGTAGAAGAGGGGAAAAAATTTGTTCCTGGGATGACGTCCGGGGCGGGTGATTTTTCAATCAAGACAAAACGCCAGATTACAACACAGACAATCATTCCACCATTCGGTGTTGGCATTTCAGCAATCTCAAGCGACGAGAATGTTGTTTGCTATCTTTAATAAAAGAGAGGGGATTCTTTTAGGTGCCTACTCATAAGATTCAGGCCGTAGAAAAAGATATCGATTCATTGATTGCAGATATGGTGTCTGGCAATGCTAGCCCAAAGAGCGAGTTGATTAGCTATTTCGTCGAGCAAATCAGATTACTGCTAAAGGAAGGGCAGGATGCTCAATCTGAATATGACAAAGTGCTCAAAAGAAAATCAGAGATTGAGCGAAGAGCGATAGAAATCCGTGCATCACTCAAAAAGTATCGTGATGATATTAACCATCATTCTGATGACATCGAATAATGTCTACTATACCAAAATTCCCAGTATGCTTTGTTGCGAATGACCAGTTACCAAATATGGTTGCGACTTTGGTCAACGTGGATTTGACTGGGTATACGATTACGCTGCATATGCGTCGTGCAGATGGAACCGTTTTGATTAAGGCCGCTACTGCTATTGATCTACTGCAGGGTCATTTTGCATTTGAGTGGTCAGCGGGAGATTTGCAGGCTGGCATTAATCAGGAGACGGAGATCCAATTTGTCGAGCCTGGGGGGAAGCCGCTAACCAGTTCACTGTTTTTGGTCGATGTTCGAGATGAGGTTGCATAATGGCATTTCCGTCTGGGACAGAATTAATCCTCACTGTTGAGGATACATCGCTAAATCTCACTGTTGAGCAGCAAGAATTGAGATTGACGATACCTGTCCCTGTTGATGTAAACCAGCAAACGCTTGCAGCGAATGTTGGTGGGGGTTCTGGAACATTCCGCGACAAGGTCGCCAACACGCTTAATTTTCGCAGTCTTGTTGGAAACTCCCCCATTACTGTCCAGCAGGTTGGCGACACAGTTGAGATTAGTACGAGTGTTGGTTCGAGCCAGGTAACTATCGACACAGTTGACCCAACAGTCACAGACGACTCAAATGCTGGTTTTTCTGTTGGTAACTTTTGGATAAATACTACGAATGACACAGGTTTTTTACTTGTTGATGCAACAATAGGGGCTGCGGTCTGGACGCCATTCGTGGGTCAAGTTTGGGAGGAGGATGAGTTTACGGCAACTGCCGGGCAGATAACTTTTATCCTGAGCAACGCTCCTAGCGACCCGGAATCTTTTGCGCTCTATGTCAACGGTGTTCTGATTAATGATGTTGTAAACTACACACGTTCCGGCGTGACGGTGACATGGCTGAATATTTTATTCACCATGGGGGATGGGGATGAAGTCATCGCAAGATACAGATAGGGAGCTTTAGAAATGGCAAGGATTAGAGGGAAGCAGCTAGCAGATAACACAATTACTTCTACGCAAGTAGATGTCACCAACGGGGCAATATCGACTATCAATGCTGGTGATGCTGCCGTTGAGGGAAGTGGGACAGGCCTCTCGAAGCGTGACCATCAGCATGCGGTGGCAACAGGTGCTGCAACTGTCCAGATTGACATTGGTGATTCTGCGGCAGAAGGGGTAAGTTCGAATCTGGCTCGCGAAGATCATCAGCATGCGCTTCCCGCGCCTGCGGCTCCTGCCGATGTCACAAAGGCTGCCGCATCTGCGGGTGCTGCAACAACTGTAGCAAGGGCCGACCACAAGCATGATGTATCAACGGCATCAGCAATCGAGCTAACGGATTCGACAAATTCTGAAGGCACGGCAACATCCTTAGCCAGGTCTGATCACACTCATGCCCACGGCAATAGAGGTGGTGGTTCTCTCCATGCTGCTGCAACGACATCTGTCGCCGGATTTATGTCGGCTGCAGATAAAACAAAGCTTGATACGCTTGTAGATCCGAATCTAAGAGACCCAAAAGACTCAATTCGCCTGCTGGCTACAGGGAATGTAACGCTATCCGGTAATCAGACTGTTGACGGGGGGACAACTTCCCCTGGGGATCGTATCGGCTGTTTTCTCCAGACAACAACGACTGAGGACGGTATCTATATTGCTGCCGCAGGGGCATGGACGCGGGCACCAGACTTCCAAAATGGCAGCAATCAGGCTGGTGCTGTCATTCCGGTTGAGGAAGGTACATCGAATGCAGATACTCTTTGGCTGCTTACCAATAATGCTGGGTCTGACGTTGTTGGAACCAACGATCTAACGCTATTGCAAATTGGCTCTGGGTCTCCTCGTGGCGCTGGTGCTGGTCTCATTCTTAACGGGAACGATCTAGACGTCGTTGCGGCGAATGCATCAATCACTGTAAATGCTAACGACATCACTGTTGGTGTACTGCAGAACGATACGATGCATGGAAACCTTGGTGGTGGTGGGATCCATGCGGCTGCTACCACTTCTGTCAATGGGTTCATGTCCTCGACGGACAAGACAAAGCTTGACGGCATCGCAACAGGCGCGGAAGTCAATGACACCCAGCAACAAGAGGAAGTCACCACGCAGGTTATTACCGGGACAGACACTGCTCTTACCGATACTCTTAACAATACCCCAGTAAGCAATGCTAGCGTCCGCCTCTTTCTGAACGGTGTCTTTCAAAAGCAGGGGGCCGGAGAAGATTATACGATATCTGGAACGACTATTACCTGGTTAGCCTCTACAGGGACTGCGGTTGATATGGATACAACCGATGAACTCTTTGCGGCGTATGATAGCTAATGTCTTTGGTACGTTTAAAGCAGTTTGCGCAAGATGGCGCAACCGATGGCCAGTGCATGGTTTGGAACAATTCTTCTGGACTATGGGTACCAGCGACACGTCTGGCCAACATTGTCGAAGATACAACCCCCCAGCTTGGGGGGACTCTCGACTGTCAAAGCAATGAGATTGATAACGTCGAAGTCATCACTTATGAAGCTGAACACAGCAATGGAAATAGCGGCGCATCGTTTACTGTGAACTGGAACAACGGCCAGCACCAAAGCATAACGTTGACGGCAAACTGTACGTTCACGTTCACAGCTCCAGCTGGGCCAGGAAGCTTTATTCTTAAGGTGCTTCAAGATGCAACTGGTAGTAGGACTGCGACATGGCCTGCTACTGTTGAATGGTCTGGCGGTGCATCGCCGACGTTAACAACGACGGCTAGTGCAAAGGACCTAATCGCATTCTACTATGATGGCACCAATTATCATGGACAGTTCTCGGGAGATTATAGTTAATTTTGGGACAGGGCAGATAGGGGGTCAAAAATGGCAAATGAGATTTTTATAGTTTATGTGAACGATGATAAGACATTGGACCCAGTCAGGATATCCGCGAGCAATTGCGCCATTCTTCAAGATACTCGACCCATCATTATGGGTAAATTCAGACGCCCAAATCCAAGCGGGCCAGGATGGTTTCAGGATGAATTCTCTGGATGGCCGGTATTCGCAGTAAAGCGTTACCTTCCAAAAGGGCAATTGCCTGGAGGTCACACTATCACCAGGGCACGGGAGCGTGATGGTGCACAGCCTCCCGAGGCTAGAGAAATCCATTTTGATGATAATGGAGCAAACGGTAGACATGTGATATGGCCGGAAACGATTCCTCAGGCTGCAGTCGGTGGTGCTATAGCAGTATTGAGAGGATATGATTTCAATGAACCAGATTGGCAATCGCTGCTTGATCAGGCAAGGGCTATGGACCCGGATGACACTCCGCTTACCGAATGATTAAATGAAAGTTCTCGTGCAGTGGTCGCAGGGAACCCCTGCAGACTGGGATGTTATTGATTCTTCCGCCTGGATGTTTTTGCCTACAAAGGCAAGGCCGCTCAACGGTGATCGGCGACTGATCGATGACGTCTCGGGGTGGATAACATCTGTTAACGTGCAAGGCAATATCTTCTCTGGGGATGTTATCGCGATAGAAGACATGCCCCACGGCGGTGTACGGGTCACTCAGCTTAATGATGACCCATCGGATTGGAGCGGTTTCAGATATGCGCGCGTTTGGGATATCCCGCCCATTGGCCATGATCCGAATATGGGCAATGCAATCAACACGCTATGGAGGCAAACTGTCTATGCAGACTCGACAGCATTGAAGCGTATCGCAGGAATACCGTGCTGCAGGACCGAATATCATCCCTGGGATAAATTTGTCCCTCCGCCTGCAGCAACACAAAAATTCGGTGTTTGGTTAAGCGACGCGCTATATAATGATCATCTCTCATCAAGGTCGAGTTGCGGATGGAGGACGTGGTGCGAACATCTTCCCACCGAAGAAGTGAGAAATGGCCGGCTAAAATCGCAAAGGGCAAGAGGGCGATATATTCCACCAAAGGGTACCTTGACATGGTATCATAACAACACAGCACGAACACTTGGTGGTATCTCTGCAAACGTAGAACATACTGCCGCCACTACGCCAGGGGGTGCTGCAACTTCAAATAGCGGAAACATAGGCACTGGCGGGATTGATGCATATGCGGCTCAGACGCTAAATATAATCGGTCTATCACAATGGCCAACCGGTAATTATAGACATCAGATAGACGTCACGACAACAACCGCAGATTTGGTTTGTGGGTTGCTCACTCTCGGCTCCGGTTCTGGCGGTTTCGTTAGAGCACAATCGGATGGTACCTCGCTGGAAAAGAAGCAACAGCAAGAGAGCTCGTTTGCCGGTACTGGTCTGCACTTGGCCACCAGTGGTAGCGTCTCATGGTCATCAGGTGCAACAACTAATTATTACCAAGTTCTCATTGCTGGACAGAAAACCGCTGGGCATGGAAATGACACAATGGATTTGCAGGTAGGGGAAAGCGATGATTTTCTTGATGGCCCCTTCCCTTCTGGGGCTGCTCCTGATGTAACTCTTTTCTTTGGAAAAAATCATTAAAGAGGTAGACCAATGGCAAAACCCAGAGCGGTACTAAATTTCGTTGAAAACAATCTGCTTCCAAACATTTCCGTGGAATGGAAAGATCAGGACATCACCGGATATACGATACTGCTTCATGTCCGAAAACCAAACGGATTAAAATTCACCAAGACCGCTGTCATCGACGATGCCAATACAGGCAATGTATCTGGAATCGCAATGTTCCATTTTGAATGGTCAGCGGGTGACTTGGTCGCCGGCAAAAGCGATGCTGAGATCGAAGTCTTCGACGTATCATCGAAAAACGAAACATTCAAGGGGTTAATACTCGATGTCGATGAGGCCTTAGCATGACAAAGCTGTTACTGAAAACTGTTCGAGAAGTAAGCATTGGAGGATCTTTTTCCAATTCGTTCGTATTTCAGCCTGGTGGCAGCGGTAATGGTCCATCAGTATTTTCGGACTGGGGTGATCTGATCAACGCTCTGACGGCAGCCAGAGTTGCGAGCGGAGGAAATGGTTTTTTTATTATTCAATTTGACGATTCCGTCGTCACACCATGCGTCATCCCTCCCGGCAATTACGATATGATTAATGTTACATGGCAGGGTATCCCCCGCGATGGAGGATTATTTGCGGAAGTTTCAGTCCCAGAAGGTGTTACCTTTACAAGATTAAGGCGGCTTTCCGGACTCCTGTCTGTTACATTCACAGGAGTAACTCCACCTGTAAGTGATTTTGGACTTTTAAATACATTTCAAATCGATGACGGTTGCTCATTATCATGCAGCGGGACAGGTACATTTATAAGCATTGCTTCTGCGGTAACTGTGTTTGTATTTGTTAACAAGTCCAGCTCTTTTCAGACAGGGTCTACCGAATGCCTCGGGCTGCCTGTCTCTGGTGCATCTGTTATTTTGTTCCCGTTTAATGATAGCGCCATCAACCAGGACACGATATCCGGCGTCGCCGGCTCATCGCTAATAATCCCTGTTAGCGACACTGCAAGTGTATTTTCTGTTGTGCAAACAAATTTCTTTGGAACAAAGACTCCCTCTTATGATGGATTCTGGCGGATGGAACCACGTGCCGCGGTAACAGCGCCAATAGGGTCTTTGAATGTAGGGAAACTATATAAATACAACACAACAGCAGGTGCTATAATACAGCCGCTCCCTTCTGCTGCAACGATATTCCCTGGAGATACTATCGTTTTTAAAAAGGTTGCGGGTGCTAATACGCTGACGATATCCCCAGATGGGACTGATACTATCGACGGTGCATCTTCGCTTATCCTGTCTGGAACCACCGAAAGTGCTATTCTCGTAAGGGGGGAGCAGGCCAGCTCAGACTGGTCTGTTTTATAGAAGACGATGAGCTTCGCTATCCTGGAAAACAACAATCAAACGTTACTGCTCAAGACAGTTAGAGACGTATTGGGTCGATCGATATCAACATCGTTTATCTATCAGCCGGGTGGAGCTGGGAATGGTCCGGTAGTGTTTTCTAGTTGGCAATCGCTGATAACCGCATTGAATTCAGCAAGAGTAGCTGGCGGTGGAAATGTTGGCGGTCCATTTACGATAGTAATTGACGATTCTATCACCTCACCTGCAACAATACCTGCTGGCACATATGATATGACAAATGTTGCATTATCCGGGCTTCCTGTTGGCGCGTTTGCATCAGTTGCAAATGTTAGCGAAGGAGTCATCTTCACACGATTGAGAAGAGTCATTTCTAGCCTTGAATTGGCATTCACAGGTGCGACTGCCCCTATAGCAGATATGCAAAGCAGTGATGTTTTTTTCATCCAAGATAATTCGACCATAAGAGCAGACGGGACAGGGCCAATGGTGGATATCTCTGGAGGGTCAAGTGCATTTTTTATTGTCAATAGCAATGCATTTATAAATCAGGGATCTGCTCCAGCAATTCATGCACGCGATTCTTCTGCGGCATTCATTATTGTTGGTAACGACTGCATTGTGTCGCAGAATTCATTGTCATGCACTGCAGACTCTTCGATTATATGCAGTGCGCAAGATCCAAGCGTCGCTATTTCAACAGACCATTCTGGCATACTAGGGTTTAGTCAATTCGCTTACACTGGGGTTACACGGTGGAGAGCAAATGCGAAAAGAACGACGCCGGTAACCACTGTTAACCCTGGATACATGTATAAGTTTGATACTACCTCTGCGGCTATCGCTCAGACTATGCCAAGTGCTGCCACTTTTTTCCCTGGCGATTCCGTAATATTCAAGAAGGTTGCTGGGGTAAACAGTTTAACTATTACGCCATTTAGTGGAGATACGATTGATGAATCATCAGCTCCGGTTGTCATTTCATCGCCTACGGGGGTAGCGACATTCGTCCGCGGAGATCTTCCTGGGCTTGATTGGTCGTTGATTCATCTAACTGGTATAATTTAATGATGGCAGTTCCTCCACGTCGTCGGATATCTACAACAGAGCCCGGGTATCAGTCATCGGAGTTAAATGCATTGCGCATCGACCAACTTCAGCATGAGGCAGATAGTTTGCGATCAACAAGCTCCAGGATGACGTCAAAGATCGAAGAATTACGCAATCTTCTGACTAGCCATACAGAGCGACTTGAGCAATTGAAGGAGTCTCGTGATAAGATAGGGGCAAGGGTCGGTCATATTGAAGGGCTCGTATCCGACCTTGTCGGATGGAAGAAACTTCTATTATTTATAGGCGGGGTTGGTTCAATTGGGTTAGGCGCATTAATCAAATCACTGATTGATGCACTCATGGCAGGAGGATAGAGAGAAAATGGCTGATACGACAATCATGAAACCTGGATACAAAACAACAGAGTTTTGGCTCATTGTGGCCGTTATGACTCTCTGCACCCTTGTCTCATCTGGCATCCTGGGCTCGGGTGGCATGGTTGAGACTGTGGTTGGTATTGCGGGACAGATTCTGAGCGGACTTGGATATGGCCAGTTCCGCGCCACGGTAAAGAAGGAATTTGAGAAACGTCTTGGCCAAGGTTCTGAGGAGTAATGTGGGCCATCATCGCTATCTGTCTTGCTGCTGTCGTTGGCGGCTTGGGGGTTCTTCTGTTTAAAAAAGTTCGCCAGGACAAAGCAATTGAACAGACAATTCAGGACAGCGTTGACCAGAAGGTTAGCGGCTGGATTGCAAGAGAACTGCAAAGACGAAAGACAGAGGATGATGCATCAGCGCTCGATGATTTCACAAATCGTTTTGGTAGGGATTAAGATATGATGTCAAGGATAATCTTGGCGTTCGCATTCCTTCTTTCTGTTTGCATCGCTCAGGCGGATGATGCACGAATACTCCCTGAGGGGACTTTGGTAATTGTCAAGAAGCCAGACAACCCAATGCCAATCGAGTTCAGTGTTATAGATCAGACTCACTTTATTATCACTCGTGACGAGCTCGACAGAGCCAGCGCAGTCGATGTGGTCAACAACGAACTTAAGAAGTATTTGATTGACTGCCAACATCAATTAGTTCAAGAAAGAAACCGGGATAGGGGCACGAGATTTACGTCTGTTTTGAAGTGGACCGGTGTCGCCGCGTCCATCGTGGGGGCATTCTATCTTGGAACACGAATCCGATGACTCTTTATACCATGCGTTTCAAGACGCATACCTGGAAGTGCAGCGCTTGAGAGATGAACTCCATAGTATATTGTACATTGTAAGAACGCAGAAGGATCGTGACATCTGGCTTTCTATCATTGAGAAGGCATTGCGCCGTTCGCTGCAGAGATATTCGGCTCCAATACGACTCAGGTGAAATATGGACTGGTTGGCAAAATTTCTGCATTGGCTCCTGGCAAAACGTGACACAGGTATTGTTCCGCCGCGAGAGCCTCGCCAGGAAGATCATCCCGGCGAGGCGGATAGCTCCATCGGTCCCGTTGCGATTATTCGAACAAGAGAGTGGAAACCATTCGATGGCCCATTGGACGCGATGCCAACGAATCGTCGAGAAGTATATGAAATGTTCGGAAATCCCGGATCTGGATCGGTCAATCCGAAGTGGCGCAAAGAAAATATAGAGACATACAGAGACCTGCCTGGGATTCCACGCAAATGGTACTTTCAATTTCATAGGCTTTGCGAACCTTATCTGCGAGAGGGGTTGCGAAGGGCGCAAATAGCCTCGCCGGAGCATGTCATCACGCGGGCGGCCGGATTTGTGTTTCGGCACATGCGGCATGACTCATCGCAGCCATTATCTATGCATTCGTTTGGTATTGCCGCGGATTTTAACCCCAAGGAGAATTCTGCGAAGTGGTTCAGGCCTCGAGGGACCGCCCCAGAGGCGTGGAGCGACCAGTATTGGGATATCTGGCCCAAAGGATTGCCAAGACCATGGACAGAGGCCATGCAATCTGTTGGGTTCGCCTGGGGAGGTGACTGGGATGAGGACGGGTCTTCCGTTGATCACACTTTCTTTGATGGCATGCATTTTGAATGGATTGACCGCAGCAGGGGGAAATTTCCACATAAAGTGTGAACATAGTATTACAATGACTTCAGGGCCATCGTGGGGCTCGTGTCTGCCAGGAGATTCCCATCTGTAAACTCCTGGTTCCCACGATGGCCCGCCTAATGTTTCATGTGGAACGGCTGCTTGGTTGGATTGGACAAAACCACAGAGGTTACCACAAACTTGCAATCTCCATTAACATCATTCAATCTGTTGACATTATGATGTTACAGATGCATTGCAATCCGCTGCTAAAGCAATGGCTGCTACGCCAGAGTGACAAAATGGCTCATGATCTGGGCTGGGGCCTGAGTATAGAGAAACAACCGGAAGCTGCTCCAGGGGTCGCCAAGATATCTATTTCTCGTTCTGAGTATCGATATCAACCATCTCAATGGTGATGGCCTGGCGACTGCCTATGACTGTTCTGTAGTGCGTGGTGCCTGTGATTGCAAAATAGGGCTTGTTCAAAGCCGTGATTGATGCGCCTTGAATGACAGCTCCCTCATGGTTGGGCAATATGAATATGATGCCTCTGAGGTTTAGGCTTCTGAAAAACGCCAATGAATCGTTAGGGACCTGGAACGACTCAATTTGCCTGTCCTCGTAAAAGTCGAGCTCAATGACATGATTCTGTAAATCTTCCAATGAATCAGTGCCGTCGAGTACGGATTGCATGACTGTCGTTAGTCCTGCATCGAAAATTACACCCTTGTATCCAAGCTTGATTGCCTGATTTACTACTTTCTGTTTTGCTTCATTCCGCTTTTTCTGGAGCTCAAGAAGTGCGTTAGCTTCGGATTCTCTGATTTGCGCGCGCCGCTCTTCTTCAGCCTGCTTTTCCTGCTCTAGTAACTGCTGCTTGCGTTCGTGTTCAGTGACCCGTTGCTGCTGTCGCTTGGCTGCGGCATCTCTTTCCGCTTGCTGCCTGTTGCGAGCGCGTTGTTCCAGCGCTTGGTATTCAGCCATGTTTTGGGCGCGATAGTCTTTGCGTGTGTTGCTATGGATTGGCGCGCATGAAGCCATGGTGAGAACAATTGCTATTGTTGATAGTTTCACTTTTGTCTACCTTTCGAGAATGGGCCAATAAATCCATATGACATCGCGGGATTGTTATCGATCAAATCATTTTTGATCTGGTCCATGACATCTGTCAATTGCTTTCTAAATTTAGTCTCGCCCTTGTCATTGTTGTTTGTCATCATTTCTCTTCCTTTATAGGAAACGACGGGCTAACAAGGATTGGAAGGTGTAGGCCGGAAAATTCTGTATTGTCCAGCGCCTCGTATAACTCTCCAAAGCATGAGCATTCATTTAGATCGATCTGTCTTTTGCAGTCCTCGAGTGCTTCAAAAGTCACAATCTTTCCAACAGAGAATCTTCTGTCATCTCGCAATATATTCCAATAGACATGGCGCTGCCATTTTGCGTATTTCTCCGAAGCTTTTACCTCGAATTCCTTTTCAGTCACTTTGATGACAGTGCCGATGGCGCGAGGTAGTTCAATGGGAGCATTGGGCACAAATCGGCGCCATGAGAATTTGATAGGCGCTGTAAACTCTTCAGGCCAAAGCTTACTGAAGATTACCTGCTTCAATGCTTCTATTGCTTGTCCGGTTACTTCCCTGGCTGTTCCCTCAAGATGAGGCTCCATGTCTTTCAACAATCTATGCACGTAATGCCGAAATATCTCATCGCTATAAATGTAGCTCATGATTAAAACCTTTCCTGGGTTAATGGGAGTGCCTAGTTGGCGACGAGCGTGATGGATGCTGGTTTTCTGATAACTGTCCCAACAAATAACTGTGAATGCGCGGTATCTCCCATTTTTATCGTGTCCTTTCTGATGTTGTTTCATGTCTTTGGCGTCGCATATGGAGACGGGCTCCATGATGAGCAAATGATCTGTCTGTCTTCGCAATAACCGATGCGAATTGTAACCAATGGCACTGGGTTGCCCTTGATTCGGGAGGGATGCTAAGAAACGCATCGGAAATGACGAGTACAATGTCCCGATGCGTCTTCAAGAGCTGAAATGCTTCCCGATTATCAATCGCGGTAAGAACCTCGTGATTTTTAAAAGATGGATGCAGGTGAAGATTTGATGCTTTCGTGTCAATAAGTAGTATTTTCATTTTTGGGGGTCTCCTGTGGTTTTTTGCAAGGGGATTAAGCTGCGCGCTCACCGGCTAGACGCCGGCATCTATTTTTGCGACGAGCTCATCGAGGTCGTCCTGTGATAGCCATTTGCCTTCGTGTGGATTTCGTCCGATCCATACGGCGCCATCGTCGGTGATTTCGACGTGGGGGCAGTTGGTGGCTCGCACAATCCACGTCTCAAGCGTATCGTCGCTCCCCATCGCGTTGATGCGGCAGTCGGTGATCCAGTCATTGTCTAGGGTGGCGATTTCTGTGGTCATTGTCTTGCTCCTTTTTGCAGTTAGGTGACGGAGGGCAATAAAAATTTATGCGGCGAGCTGATGCAACCATGGATCGTCCTCCTCAAAGGAGGACTCAAAACCCCATTCGGTTGCGACTTCAGCCCAAAAATCTTTTTGCTGTATAGGAGCGGTCTTGCGGCTAGAGCCGCGGGTAATTACAGCTGTTGCTGGAGCTTGGATAAAATCTGAGTTGCCTGCTGCCAGGACCCATCCATGGTCCCATTCGGATTGAGCATCTGACCAGAATTCGTTTTCGGCGAGCACCTCATCACGATAAGCCTGGGAAGTGGCTGGAACCTGAAAGAAGGGGGAAAGTCCGATTCGCGTCCTTTGGGTTTTTGTCGTGTCCATGAATCTAATCTAACACCGCACGGTTACCAAATCAACCCCAAAGGACACCGCG